CTACAACCTTAAACTACCGACAACTAAATTATAAGAACGAATATCCTCTTTAGGCACGATAAAATCGGAAAACTCCGGATTGTACGATCGGCAAATAACACTGTCACCGTTGTCATATATTCTCTTAATCACAACTCCCTGAGTTGTGTCAAGTACATGCACTCTGCCCCACTGGAGGAACCTCTTTTCGTTTACCTTCAGGCAAGCTACTTCATCGCCGGCAAAGTATTCAGGCTCCATACTTCTACCGACGATACGGATCGTAAAATCGTACTTAGGAAAAACACTGATTACCGGAACTTCCTCGCACTCATATTCTGTTATTCCTTCTACTGTTTCAGTTAAGGTTCCGGCGGCTGCATCGTAAGGAATACGGGGACGGGTGTTCTTCTTATTAACACAAGATTTTAATATATCATTTTCATGATTTAGCATTTCTCCTTCGCCATTTATAAGCCATGCTACATTTAGTTCGGGAAAGGCTTTAGATATTCTATCAATAGTGCTTTTTCTTGTGCTATCGCTTAATTTAGAGAAAGCCCCATTGCTTAACCCTACAATTTGCTCAAACTGCTTTGCTGTTAGTGATTTGCAGTTGATAAATTCTTTAGCACGTTCTAATAGTCCCATATTACAAAATATAATAAACGTTAATAAATAGTCATTTTATTAGAATATCTACTCGGTGTAATAGAATATCTATTATATTTGTATCAGGAAACAAAGAAAGAAAGTAACCTGATACAAACAAAAAAGAAGCGGCTACATAGTAGACACTCAATCTCTTTCTACAAAGATAGCTATTTCTTTTCTGTTTGCATAGAAATTTATCTAAAAATGGAGAAAGTAACAGTAGCTGAGATACAAAAAATTAAGCCAGGAACCTCTATGACGTGGACGCTGGAAGGCAGCAAGTGTTTATCGGCCAAACAGCTTGCCTACGAATGCGGGTTCCGCAAGATAAATCCTCAGGTCGAGAAATACAAAGTAAGCATAGACCGAAAGGAGTCCAAGATTACCATTACCGCAATACCTAAAAAATTATGAATATGAACACAATCAGCAAAATCAGCCTGGCAATAGCAGTAGCTGTAATGTCAGTAGCCATCCTGTCAAGTCACAAGGACTACTCAACGGAAATAGTAAGCAACCTTAGCGAGAACGCCGTGCAATCAATAAAGTGCAAGATCGGCCATAATGCCGGAAATGCGGAGATAGCAAAAGAGTACCTTAACAATAAATCCTTCTACGATGCTCAATGAAACTGCAATAATGGTGACTATGAATGACAAGACTTTCGGACTTCGGGAGTCTGCATCCATAGTCGGGGGTATGTCTAGGCTACAGAAGCTTTTAGATATTGGTGCCATAAGATACAAGAAAAAGAGCGATAAGCAGAACGCCAAACTGTTCTGCAACGCATGGGACGTATTGAAGCATGCTTCCCTGGAACGTGCCGGAGTAGGCAGGCCACGCAAGTAACGCCAGTTAGTTCAACGGATAGAACGGAAGTTTCCTAAACTTCAGATCCGGGTTCGATTCCCGGACCGGTGACAATAGAAACGGTCTTTGACATTCTTTACATTTTACCTAAAATAGTCAAGAATACGGCGGACGATTCATCCAACAATCTATCTAAGGCCGGGTATGTCCCTTAATGACAAGGTAACGCTTGCAGGCCTCCCCTGTGGTAAGATTCCACCAGATTATTCTGTGAAAGGTTGAAGCCTTCGAGGGGAACAGTTTTTTTTAAAATTAAATATCATGGACAACGAAATGAAAAAGTACACAGGAACTAAGGAAGTTTCTGCTAAGCCTATGAGTTTAGGTGAATTCAGGGCTTATTCCGGTCGAGATCCGTATTCTAATACAGAAGATCCTGGAGATTCATACATGGGCTATCTGGTAAAGTATGAGGACGGTTACGAAAGCTGGTCACCAAAGAATGTATTCGAAAAAGCATACAAATGCACAGAAACGTTTGTTGACAGACTTCTTGTAGAATACAATACAGAAAGCTTGAAATTGAATAAGCTGTCTACCTTTATTCGTTCTGAGATGTTTAAAGTATTACCGGAGAGAAAGAAAAGACAACTGTATATTCAGGAAAACATCATGCAGGATTTTCTCAGAATATTATGGGAAAGAATTTCGGATGAACTTCCTCCTGACATTGGTTGCACTTGTTCACCTTCTTGCGAAGGAGTTACAGATAATGAAGATAAACAGGATAACGCCATATTGGATTAATACTTTTGTTGATGCATGTGAGTGTTTTTCATAATTTTTACGTTAGTGATCTTCCCACCTGTGAAGGCCGGAAGTATGGACCGGTAGCTCAGTAGGTTAGAGCATCAGACTCATAATCTGAAGGTCCACGGTTCAAGCCCGTGCCGGTCCACGATCTAAGTTATATCATACTTACTATATTCTTTTATGTAGAAGAGAAGGGAGCCGTATACCCTATAAGCGTAGCCAATCCAAGGCAGCGGAAAGGAGGCAGGAGTGAAGAAGAAATTCGGTCACGTATCAGGTTCGAACCCTGACCGGCCACATCAAGTGATTGCTTTTATCTAAGCTTCACGAATACGCCAGGGCATTTGATCGTCGTATGCGTTGGGAATGAGTTGAAATGAGTTCCGGATGATGCAAGCAATTAGTGTGGCGGCGGCTGTGATGAACAGCGGGCACCGACGAAAGGGAGCAAAGATAACGGGCAAGATGTTCCGCAAGACGTCCCGCAAGATGACGGCGAAAGACAATCGTCTGCGAGCTAGTAAATGAAGCTTTTTTAAAAAAAATCAGGAGATAATTCAATAGCGGATTCTTTTTTTTAATTGCGTTCGCTAAATGGGATAGCTGTACACTATTCCCTTTTTTTTGTAGCAAATGCTAGCAATTGCTAACATTTGGTAGCATTTGCTAAGTTTGCTAACAAGTGCCATATTTTGGTAATATATATTGAACTTTAGTAAATTATAATAACAAATAATTAAAAATAATTTACACTAGCAACTTGTTGGTAATTAGGTTATTATATATCATTTTTAAGTTTAATTCTTAGCAATTGCTAACAAATGCTAGCAATTGCCATAGATAGTGATATATATAATATGTATTGATATATATAACCCCTTTATATTTCCCCTTAGAAGTTTCAGCTTGCCGGAGTTTATCCGGCAGGCTTTTTTTATAACCTAAAAATTAAAAGTCATGGAAGAAGAAAAAAATTCAGTTCTCCTTTTTGGTGAAAAATCAAACGGCGATGTGATCGTAACTCTTAAAGAGGATGCCGACAGCTATTCAGAAAAGACAATGACGCTGAATGAAGAACAGCAGCGTCAGCTTAAAAATTATCTCGAACTAAAATTACAGAAACTATGAGCAACGTAGCGATGAAATTAAGTGAGTTTTCCGGGTACAAGCCGGAAAATATCCTCGAATGCGAGGCAGTTAAGGAAAAAGTGATCGACCTCTACAACCTTATGTGGGGAAAATCCGGTGAAGCTTTCCTTGAGAGGGAAAGCCAGAACTTCTACAAGGCGATGGAGGACAATCCGAACATCAAGAAATGTACGGCTTTCTCGGTATATACGGCAATGATCGACCTTGCAGTATGTAATCTGAGCGTAGAACCAGGGGCGCAGGCACTGGCTTACCTGATACCTCGTAACGTAAAGACCGGTAAATCACAAGACGGAAGAGATATCTACGAAGGAAGATGCACGCTCAGAGTATCAGGCTATGGAGAACTTTCGATGCGTACCGCTTCGGGACAGATACTCTATGCAGACAACCCCGTGGTAGTATACGACAACGACAGCTTTTCCTGCTCGGTAATCGGTGACGTAAAAAACGTCGAATACAAATGCAATCTTCCCCACAAGGGGCATGCTATAATAGGATGCTTTATCCGCATGGTAAGACCGGATCGCTCTGTAGATTATTCCTGGCTCCTTGAAGAGGATATCGAACGCCTGAAAGGGTATTCAGCCAAGGCTAACAGAAAATGGAACAGTCAGGCTAATAAGTGGGAATACAAGGCAAATGAGCTGTACGGTGGAGAAGGAACTCAAATAGATACCGGATTTCTTATTGCCAAAACTATCAAGCACGCCTTCAAGACCTATCCTAAGCTGAGAATTGGAAAATGTACCGTAATGCAGTCGGATGATGATCTCCTGACAGACAGGATGGAAGACATCTACAACATGCAATCAGAACAGAAGGAGGAACCAAAGCAGTTCGGTCCTGAATTGAACAACGTAGCACAGGGCGTAAGAATAGATACAGCCAGTGAAGGTGACAACGAGGACGAAAATTCACCTTTCTAACCAATTAAAACAAAAAATTATGGAAAATCAGATAATCAAGCAAAACGAAATATCCGATATAGCCCGTATAGCTCCGGATGCAATAGTAAACAACCAGACCTCCGCCCAGGCATGTGCCGATTACGGCAACAAGCTGCTGGAAATGGCGGAAAAGGGAATGAACGACGACATGGACGAGAAACTCCGCAAGTATATCAACAAGTCACGCACTACTGTAACGACAATGACGGAACGGAGAAAGCCGGTAACGCAGCTTTTTGACAACATACGTTCTGGATTCACGGAGCTGGAGAGAATGATAGATCCGAAGGTAGCTGGAACACCGGCCAACAGGGCACAGAAACTACGTGACGACTACGCACGCAGGAAGTTCGAAGAGGAACAGAAACGCAGAAGGGAAGCCGAGATGAAAGCTCAAATGGAGCAGGAAAGGACAAGATACCGCGACGAATGCGAGAAGGAACTGTTCGAGTTTTTCAACCAGAAAACCACACTGGCCATCAACCGTCTGATAAGTCTTAACAGTAGCCTTGAATTATCAAACTTCGACGCTGTGTCGGCTGAAATAACTTCTTTCGACTGCAATTTTCCCGTATCGGAACTGTCACGATATACTTTCGCCGTTCTTCTTCCATCTTCACTCCCCATGCAGGAAATTCAGGAGATACAGAAGTCTGTACTAGAAAAGGGAAAGGCTCTGATGGACCAGTACACTTTTGACGTTTCCGGACAGAAAGATTCAATAACCCAGCTTCTTCCTTCCAAGTATAACGAACTTCTCGCCATAGAAAGACAAAAAAAGACGGATGCGGAGGCTGCCGCACGTCGTCAGGAAGAAATGAAACGTAAGGAACAGGAAGAGCAGGCAAGAAAGGAAATTGCACGTCAGCAGGAAGAACAGCGTAGGAAACAGGAAGAGGAAATGAAGAAAGCACAGACCAGCGTAAACGGTCTGTTTGCCACATCTGAGGCAAACATGGTATCTACTGTTCCACAGAAGAAAGTAAAGGTCAAGAAACTTGTTTCCGTCAAGAATCCGAACGGCTACGCAGATATTTTCAATTACTGGTGGATAGGCGAAGGGAAGTATATGTCCAAGGAAGAACTCGAAAAGGTATTCAAGAAGCAGATAACCTTCGCGGAAAAGGCGGCTAACCAGCAGAACCCTGACTTTATCAAGTCTGAAAACATTGAATACATCGACGACGTAAAAGCAAAATAAATGAACCCTGACAATTATTACAACCGCAACGAGGTAAGCAACTCAGACCTTACCGAACTTAAGAACCTTCTTTATCCCCGGCTACAGTTCGGGGATAAGGAAAAGATATTCGCATTCGGATCTCTGGTTGATGCCATCATAACCGAACCGGCACGGGTTAATTATTACCAGCTTACGGTAGATGATGTAAAATATACGGAGGACGACTTCGAACTTGCAAGGGAAATGCACAAGTCATTGCTTATGGAGGCACGCAAGGATCAGTTCCTCGCATACGTATTGCAAAATTCAGATACACAGAAATTCATGGTAAAGGATCGGGAATTCGACTACTGTGGATTCAAGTACCGTCTGCCGACAAGGTGCAAATGGGATTGGTTCCTTTCTTCCGTCGGGTTCGGTGGTGACCTCAAGACGACTTTTGCAGTGTCACAGGCCCAGTTTGACGAAGCGGTAGATTTTTTCGACTGGGACCGAAGCCGAGCATGGTACATGGATATAGCAGGATCAGATAAGGATTTCATCTATGCTATAAGCAAGAAGAACTGCAAGGTGTTCAAGAAGTTCATCAACCGAGGAGATCAGGTATACAACAGAGGCTTTGACAAGTACAATGACCTTGCCTTCAAATATTACTTGTTTGTAGCATGAAAATTTTATGTGTAGTAACAGATACGGGGCTGGCACCTAAGTACGACAGCGACAGGGAGGAATTCAAGAAGCTGAAAAGAAACAGCGAAGTAGTGGTCGAAATAAAGAAAGGCAGAAACATAGAGTTCCACAAAAAGTACTTTGCTCTTCTAAAGCTGACTTACGACAACTTTCCTGAATGGCTGGAAGATACTCTAAACGTTCATTCCATCGAGGATCTTCGGACGCGCATAAAGATAGATCTGGGATTGTACGAGGTTTCACACTACGGCAACCAGTCTATAATAATTCCGAAGTCAATAGCATTTGACAAAATGGATGAAACGGAATTCGAGAAATTCTACAACATGTCAGTAAATCACATACTGAAGAATTACTTGAAAGGTGTCAGCAACGAACAGATAGAGGAGGAAATATGGAAGTTCCTGTAAAATTAAACATTACTCCCTATGATTACCAGAGGGAGGGAATAGAAAAAGGATTGCAATGGAAGAGGCTGTTTCTCGGCGACGAGCCTGGTCTGGGAAAATCTCAACCTCTTGATTCAGTTATAATGACACCCAACGGGGAAAAAACTATGGGTGACATTAGTCTTAACGACGAAATATTTGGTTCGGACGGAAAGGTATACCATGTAATCGGGGTTTTCCCTCAAGGAGAACAGCCCGTATACAAGGTTACGTTTTCTGACGGAAGTTCTTGTGAATCTTCAATTGATCATCTGTGGAATGTAAGGGATTCCAACAGAAGAAGAAGGAATAAGGGATATACAACTAAATCTTTAAAGCAGATAGTTGACAGCGGTATTTTCCTGAAAAGCAATCCTAAAAGAGAAAGATCAGGCAGAAAGGCAATTCTTAAATGGGAAATACCTGTATGTTTTCCTTTACAGTACAAGAAAATCGATTTTGTCATACCGCCTTATACTTTTGGAGCTATAATTGGTGACGGATGTGTATGTAACTGCTCGAATATTGAGTTTTCACTACCTGACGAGAAGTTACACATTATGCAGCTAATAAGTGACGAACTTGACAAAAGCATGATGATATCCTACAAAAGAACCGGCAGTATAAACAGGTGCTTGCTTTCAAAAAGTCAGATTTTTTCAGACAGAAACCACGGAGCAAACTCTTATATGAAAGAAATAAGAGATATGGGACTTGACGTAACAAGTGAATACAAGTTTATTCCTGATAGATACAAAAAAGCTTCTGCAAACCAAAGGATAGGTCTTCTACGTGGTTTGATGGATACTGACGGTTCTTGCATAAAGAACAAGACTACTTACCATACTATAAGCAAAAGACTTGCTTTTGATGTCAAGCAACTGGTAGAATCCCTCGGAGGAATTGCTATAATAAGGTCATACGACAGAACTCCCGAAGGCAAGAAGGTAGAGTATCAAGTTAATATACGAACAAATTTTTGTCCTTTCACTTTGATTTCAAAAGCAAGTTCCTGGAGAGTAAATAAAAGATACGTTGTAACAAGATACATTTCTTCGGTGGAATACATCGGTGACAAATTATGTCAGTGTATACGAACTTCCGCTCCGGATGAATTGTATGTGACTGACAACTGCATCGTGACCCATAACACATGTCAGTCTATCGGAATAGTCAATACGGCAGGTGCCTATCCTGCCCTTGTCGTTTGCCCATCATCACTAAAGATAAACTGGAAAAGAGAATTCGAAAAGTTTGCCGGAGTTGAAGCTCTCATACTCAATGACAGTGTCAAGGCTACATGGGGCTATCTGCTGCAAATGCACACGGCTGACGTTTGCATCTGCAACTATGAAAGCCTGAAAAAATTCTTTGTATGGAAGTACAAGAAAGGCGACCGACTGAAGGACATTGTGTTCAGTCCGTTCATCAACCTTTTCAAGTCTGTGATTGTAGATGAAAGCCATCGATGCAAGGACCCGGGGGCACAGCAGTCTAAGTTTATTGCCGGAATTGCACACAAAAAGGAATATGTCATGCTTCTTACCGGAACTCCGGTAGTGAACCGTCCGCGCGATCTCATATCTCAGCTTGCCATTATGGATAGACTGAAAGACTTCGGTGGTAATTCATATTTCACTGCAAGATACGGCGACGGTGATAATCTGGACGAACTTTCGCAAAAGCTTTATGATAGCTGCCTTGTACGAAGGGAGAAGAAGGACGTTCTTACACAGCTTCCTGACAAGACAAGGGTTGATATTTACATTGATCTAGAAAAGGAAGCCAGACCGGAGTACTATGAGGCCTACAAGATGGCAGAAGAAAACCTGAAGCAATATCTTATGACATACAGACAGTGTACTGAAAGCCAGGCAAGGGCAAAGATGCGCAACAAGGCTCTTGTACAGTTCATGGAGCTTAGAAGCCTTGTTGCTATATGCAAGGTTGATCCGGTAATAGATTTTGTCCGTGACTTTATAGCCACGGGGAAAAAGATTGTACTGTTCTGTGCTTCTCATGTTATCGTAGATACCATCAAGCACGCTTTCCCCGATGCGGTAATGGTTACCGGCCGGCAGGATTTTGTTGCTAAGCAAGCGGCCGTTGACGTGTTCCAGAATCGGCCGGAAATACAGATTATAATCTGTTCAATCAAAGCGGCAGGAGTCGGGCTTACTCTTACGGCCAGTTCAACGGTATTGTTTATTGAACAACCTTGGACGTATGCGGATCTTGTGCAGTGCGAGGACCGGTGCCACAGAATAGGACAGAAGGACAACGTTACTGTATACAATTCTCTCGGTCAGGGAAGCATCGACTACCGGATATACAGCCTTATCCAGAAGAAAAGAAGCATAGCCAGCCAGATAACGGCTTCCTCTGACGACATTCCGAAGGATGAATGCTATTTCGATGAACTTGTAAATCTGTTGCTCTATGATAAGCAGGAAAAGTCAGGATGCGATACTTGAATCGCTTGAATATGTTATCGGTCTGTTCCCTGATACGAACAGAGGATATAATCTTTCCAGGCAATACCGGAAAGCTTTAAAGGAGTATATACGTGAAAACAAAATAAATTATGAAGGAAAGAAAAACACCGTTGAGGAGAAAATCTCCGCTTCGAAGGGTAAGACTAAAAAGGACAAGCAAAAGACAGGACAAGCTTAACCGGAAAATGGAAGAAATAAAGCGATCCCTGTCGGAAAGGTGCTGTATCTGTGGCCGTGAAGCGGTCGATCCGGCACATCTTCTCCCCCGCTCCACATATCCTGAATACTATACGGAAAAATGGAACGTCGTCCCCATGTGCCGCGAGCATCATAACCTATACGACAACGACCTTGAATTCCGACAGAAACAAACCAAACTGTTTAACATCGTGCTGGAACATGACGAATGTGCGGCACACAGATATTTTAGGCAATGAACAAATAATGAATTCGATAAACAAATACAGAAAGGAGTAAATTATGTCTAAGAAAAAAAATCAAGTAAAGGTAGAAACAAGGAAGGACGAAATAAGATATACCACGGATGATCTCAAAAAGATGCTGGGGAAATTTCTCGTGCATGACCTTAAAAGAAAGTGGAATGAGGTTTTTACTGATCATGATACGGGAGAAATAACTAATATCGAGAGAAGTGAGATCATACTTGAAGCCGGTACCTATCTGGGAAAGGAGGAACTTTCTCAAATCAGCTTCTACATGCAGGAAGGATCAGTCACTGAAGTGGAAGTATCTAACCAGCGTCGTATGGCTTACGAATCCAACTACAACGGCTTACACCCGTTTATCGCTCAGGTTCTTTTGGATAAAAAGAAAAAGTTCCTGTTGAAAGCACAGTCTATCGATCAGGCGAGGGAAATAGTGAAGGATTTTACCGAACTTAACAACAAGGGACAGTTCCGCATTACCATGATAAAGGAGTTTGATTTCTGTCCTATCATAGTCGATCGCCTTTCTATTACTCCCCTGGATGAAGTAGAACAGATCATCATCGCCAATTCTGAACTATATTCTGAGGAGGAAATAAACAAGATTCTCGGAGAGAACAGGGATGAAGAACCGGAGTCTAAGTTCTACAGCATCACTGCAAGAGTATGCTATTCTTCAAGTGAGGATTCAGAGGACAAGGAGGAGCTGAAGCAGTCTTTCATCGTACAGACATATACGGCAGAACGGGGAATGATGCTTATTAACAAGTATATCAACGACGAGCAGGATCGTCTGGAAAAAGAGTGCAAGGAAAAAGACAGAGGATTCCTTCTCAAGATCATACATGCTTACATAGAAGAGTCATCAATAATACCAATCACCCAGTATATACCGGAGGAATTCAGTTTAGCCTATGTCGAAGAATAGAATGAATATCTCTGAATTTATGAAATTACAGAGCAAGACTAAAGAAAAAACGTCCAGACACAATGATGAAGAACATCGCCTGCAATGCGCGTGCGTTAAATGGTTTCGGATTCAATATCCTAAGCTTCATTACATACTTTTCGCTGTCCCCAATGCAGGCAAAAGAGATCCGCGCATAGGAGCATACATGAAGGAAGAAGGGCTTTTGCCGGGTGCCCCTGATCTTATTCTTCTTAGAAGCAACAGAAGCTACTGTTCTCTATGCATAGAAATGAAAACAAAGACTGGCCGGCAGCAGGCTTCTCAGAAGAAATGGGAAATGGAGGCAAAGAAAAACGACATCATGTATGTTATATGCCGGTCCCTGGAAGATTTCAAAAAAGTTATAACAGAATATTTAGATATGACATGAAACGAAATTCATTTCTGCTGTATGTTGATTCTATGGACGTACTTACTGAACTGACCGACGTTCAGGCCGGAAAGCTGTTTAAGGCCGTATATCTCTATCAGAAGCACATCACCGATCCGGATAATATGGAATATGAGGAATGTCTGGCCGATTCCCTGATCAGGATAGCATTTACACCTATCAGGCTCCAGCTTGACAGAGATTATGCGAAATACAAGGACGTATGCGCCAAACGAGCCAGCGCAGGCAGAAAGGGAGGACTGAGCAAGGCAAAGGCTTCTGCTTCCTCTTCGGAAACGGAGGCCTCTGCCATATCTCCGGTAAGGTCTTTCTCTGCTATGATAGAAGAACTGAACTCCGACCAGTTGTGGATCGAGCAAATGTGCCGGCAATCGGGAATAAATGCTGCCGTTTTTCTAAGCATGGCAAAGGAACAGATAGTTAAGTTCTTTGATTACATAACGGCAACCGGTCAGGAAAGTACGGTACTGACAACGAACGACGCAAAGAGAAGATTCTTCTGGTGGTGGAAGAATCAGGGTATAAAGGAATATAAATCTAATCAGAATGATGGAAGCAGCAACGGAAGAACATTTAAATGTAAAACAGATATTAAACCTCGTTCAGAGGCAGAAAAGGATTATTCAGGAAAGATCGAGATACGATCTGACCGACTATGACGAATTCGACAAGCATTGCCTGATGATCGAGCAGCTCGGCGATGCTTACATGAAGAGGGAATTCAGGGAATTTGTAGTTGACGACTACAACAAAAAGGTTATACAGTTCCTTGTGTACTATTTCAACGACTGCCCGCTGGCGGAAAAGATATTTCCGGAAGAAGAATTCAAAGTACACAAGAACCTTATGATACTCGGGAATGCCGGTACCGGAAAGACTCTTCTCATGCAGATATTCTCAGATTATCTCAAGCTGACCGATAACCCCAACAAGTTCTATAATCTGTCGGTAACACAAATGATGAATTACTACAAGATGAACGGACACATAGACCGGTATACGTACAACGAAAGTGCCGGCAAGGGAAGCATGGAAGGACAGCCGTTCAATATCTGCCTGAATGACATAGGGCTGGAAACGGAGAACCAGAAGAGCTACGGGACGACGCTTGACAGCGTGATAGACGAATTTCTGTATGCAAGGTATGAGATTTACCAGTCGCATTTTAAAAAGTACCATATAACAAGCAACCTTACTCCGGAGGAATTCAGCAAGAGGTTCGGTTACAGGCTTGTAGACAGATTCAAGAGTTTTAATATAATAAAGCTTTTAGGAGGAAGCAGAAGAGAATGATAAGAAGCGATCAGTACCCTATGAACCTGGGAGGAAAAGGGTATCAGAAAGAATATAAAGGTTATGACATTGCAGTCATAATCAAGCAGGGAGAAGGAATAAGGATATTTATCGTAAAAGGCAGTACTGTATACTGGAAGGCAAGTGAAAAATACGCCAAAATAGACGAATGCTTCTCTCGTGCAGAAAGCCTTATTGATAAACTGGACGTAACGTCTAAATTGAAAGAAGAGTCTGATCTTCTTAAGATGAAAGACAAGATAAAGGAGAAATGCTATGATTCGGCCATGAGCGCGCTGGCTAATGCCGTAGTGTTCTGCAAGGATGACCGTTCACGGCTGAGATATGTGTTTGAGTATGAACTTCAGAAAAAATTTGAGAGTATATGATAGACAACATAAGTAATACCTTTCTGTTCATCTGTTCCAGAATACCTTTCGGTTTAATAGTATTTTCCGATGAATACGGACTACTCGAGGTGAAAAGCGTATCTAAGGAAGGAATGATAGAATGCGTCGGAGCTAAAGAAGAATCTTTGTTTCTCCCTTACTACAAGATTAAGCCGGTATTATATCCAAACGATTTTTCCATGTCAATGGACGTGGAAGTCAGAGAGAATGAAATTAGATCTACATGCTATTTTCGCCCATATTATACTGATATACTCGGTCTGATATACAGAGGTGAAGCAATGTCAGTTTACGATTTACCATTTGATCCCTATGAAAGTAGGTCTTTTACCAGTAGATAGTAATTATCCTAATTTAGCATTAATGAAGTTGAGCCGCTATCATAAGTCTGAGGGAGATACCGTTGAATGGTACAATCCCCTCAACCACTACGACAAAGTATATGCAGCTAAGGTGTTTAGCTTTACTCCTGATTACGGATATTATATCAATGCGGAAGAAGTAAAACGAGGCGGTACCGGCTATGACTTGTCGGTTAATCTTCCATCACAGATTGACACACTTCAACCAGACTACAGTATCTATCCATCTGTAGACCATAAAACGGCTTACGGGTTCCTTACTCGGGGATGCCCCAATAAATGTAAATGGTGTATTGTTCCTCAAAAAGAAGGTAAAATACGTCCATACATGGATATTGAAGAAATAGCTATCGAGGGAAGAAGAAATGTTATTCTCATGGATAATAACATTCTTGCTTCTGACTATGGTCTGGAACAAATGGAAAAGATAATCAAGCTTGGACTCCGTATTGATTTCAATCAAGGTCTTGATGCGCGCTTAGTCACCGATGATATAGCTAAACTTCTGGCACGTATGAAATGGATTGAAAGAATCCGTTTCGGCTGTGATACGCCAGCTCAAATAAAGGAATGCGATCGGGCGACTTCTTTAATAGACAAATACGGGTATAAAGGTCAGTACTTTTTTTACTGCATATTGCTCGATGATTTTAAAGAAGCCTTTGAGAGGATAAATCACTGGAGGGAAAAAGGAGGTAGGTTTCTTCCTCATTGCCAGCCATACCGGGATATTAACAATCCACATCAGATAATACCTCAATGGCAAAAAGACTTATCTCACTGGGTTGATCGTAAAGTCTATTTCAGAGGTTGCGAATTTAAAGATTTTGAGGTTCGCAAAGGATTTAGATGTATTAATTATTTCAAGTAACAAATATGAAAGCAAAAGTAAAAGCAACAGGAAAAGTAGTAGAAGCAGTAATAGACAAATGTTCTGTACCTGTATCCGGATATGGAGCTAAGTTTGTTTATGACTGTTCGGATGGGAAAAAGTACTTTGATACAGAATTGGATTTTATCAATGTTTACCCTAATTGGGAGCAGATAAGAATACAGTCTGCAATATGCGCTATGCAAGGTCTTTGTTCTAATCCTGTAGTTGTACAACAATTCGATTATAATGAGCGTGCAGAAGTGGCGGTTAAACAAGCAGACTCTCTTATTGAAGAACTTAAAAAAAGGAATGGAGGTGAAAAATGATTAGAGTAAAACCAATACTTGATGCTTGCTGCGGGGGAAAGATGTTCTATTTTAATAAATCAGACGATAGAGTCTTATTTCAAGATATTCGTAAAATAAAGACAACTCTTTGTGATGGTAGAACCTTTGAAGTAAATCCTGACGTTCAATGCGATTTTACCAATATGCCATACAAAGATGGTACATTTTCTATGGTTGTATTTGACCCGCCTCATTTAGTCTATAGCCCGGGGAAAAAATCTAAAATGGTTGATATGTATGGTTGCCTTAGCGATAAAGCTATGCCGACTGGATATCAACAAATTAAATATGGAGCATTATATTCCGATTGGCGTGATATGCTTTCAAAAGGTTTTAAAGAGTGTTTCAGGGTATTAAAATCAGGTGGTTTCCTTATTTTCAAATGGAATGAAACTGATATAAAAGTTTCTGAAATCTTGAAGTTGACACCTGAAAAACCTGTATTCGGTCATATATCTGGGAAAAGATCAAATACTCATTGGATATGTTTTATGAAAAGCAAAACTATAATAGATAAAGCCGCAACTGACAGTTGCGTAATAGACAACGGTATCATCAACCCCCAGATAGTACCGTTCTATGAACAGGGTTTCAGGGATGGCGCAAGATGGAGTATCAACAGCGTTTGGCACGAAGGAAGCGAGAAGCCAGAAACAGATAAAGGCGATTTGCTTGTTGAAATAGAAGTAATGGATAAAACAACTTATGTTCAACAGAACGCCTATTATGTATTAAAATATGGCTGTGTAAGATGGGCTTACATTAAAGACTTAATACCTACGGAGGACTGATACATGAAACGAATTGAAATAAATATACCGACAAAAAAGAATGAGTTCAAGGATTTTTTCATGCACTTATTTTCCTGGATGACTCATTCAGGAAGAATGAAAAGGAATTCTAAGATAATGAATGAACTTTTTTTAAATCTATACAATGAATTGAATTCAGGATATTGGTCTAAAGATATTTCTGAATACATGAGAAATCAATTAACCAATCCTTATAATGGCAAAATAAGAGAAATGATAAATAACGCTAAAAGGAAAATGATATGACAAGAAAAGATATTGAAAAAGCAGCTCATTCACACGCTGAACAGTATAGTAAAGATGCTTATAATTCTGGGCAGATAGGTTCATTTATTGCAGGTGTTGAATGGTTTATGAAGTCTTTGTTCCATAAGACAAAAGACGAAGTTCCACAACCAATAGGTAATTATGCAAATGAGGCTTATCCGCAAATTCCTTGCTTAGTTAAAGGACATTTGTCTACTGGGTACGGTTATGGTGTACGGTATTGGAACGTAGTATATCAAGTATGGGATGACGAAGAAGGTGACGATTATGAGTGCGATAAGGAGTCTGTAGAAGTATGGGCTTATCTCGATGATATAATCGGAAAAATGGAGAATTGATTATGCAGTACATATTGACAGAAGAAGAATACAAGAACCTTGTACCCAAAGAAAAGTATGAGGAAATGAAGAAAAAGGCTTATGATTTAGATGATAAGCTGCTTGAACTGAAAATACAGCAACAGAATACATCTGAAAGGAAAGAGTTTAATATCGGTGAAACGTTCCAGTTGGGGCTTCATAAATTAAAAGTTGATCTTTGGAAAGGTTATTGTTCTCATTGCTATTTAAATCACATATGCAGGACAATGGAGCAATGCAAAGAATTAGCAGGGAACTGTCGAAAAGAAAATAGAGAAGATAAAACCGACGTAATATTTATAAAGGTGGAGGACAAAATATGAGTTTCGGAAAAGATCCATTGATTGAAAGAAAGGCTGATACCACTAAGAACGGAAAGAAGCTGGAAGAATGTATTTCAGCTCATCTGAAACGAGAGAAGAGCCTATTCCCGCTTAGAATTAACCGCAATACGGTGATATATGTAACAAAAGATAAGTGTACTCCGGAGTATGCGGAAAGGTATGCAAAACGTATTAATCGGGTATAATTATGGAAAAGAAAAGGCGTAAGAAAGTCTGCACGAAATGCGGCCGTAATCTATGGCTAAGGGACTTCTACCGCAACAAGGACGGGACTATATATCCACGCTGCAAGGAATGCGTTCGCAAGGAAATGAAAGAACGATATCTGAAGACACGAGGCGACATCTCAGAAGGTGTTGAGTACAAGGGAAGCCGCCTTATGGAGCGGCACGGAAAACGGCTGTCAACACGCTGGAGCGGTTATATGATTGAAACTCTTAAGAGGAAATTCCCTACACGAAGAATGAGGATTTAGCCCTTGAACTGAACGTTTGCTTACGGGTTATGTCACGCAAGGCGGCTGAACTTGGGCTTGTCAAGAGTAAGGAATTTACCAGCCTTGTAGCTAAGGAAAATTCACGTATGGGTAACTTGATGAAAAAACTTAAAAACAGATTATATGGGAAATAAAGAAGAAAAAGCAAAAGAGTATGCAGAAGAAAATTACGATTCTTGCTTTTGCAAAGAAATAGCTAAAATGGCGTATGAATCCGGTTGGAGCAAAGCACTGAAAAATCAGTGGATAAGCACGAAAGAACGAATGCCCGAACCAAATACAGAAGTGATATTCTTAACCGATATTGGTATAGTAATGAACGGACATTATGATTCTAATGTTTGGATGAAAATGGATGGTTTTTGGGGTTCAGCTTATAGTAGCATAGATAAGTGCTGGGACGTTATCGCATGGATGCCTATACCTTCATTTGACGAGATTTTGGAAGCTAACAAAGACGTTTTGAAACGATTAAAAGATAAGTAATATACATTCAATCTAATTAATGCACTAAATAAATGTATTGTTGAATACTATAAGACTTATGAAAATAAAAATAACTAAAAAAAAGGCAGTAGATGATATAAAAAATATATTCCATGTATCATCAGTAAATGATAAAAAGGAAGAGGATATTACATCATTTTATTCTCAGGAAGATGGAAGAACTTCTTTTTTCATTGATAAAAGAAAATATAATAGAATGGAAGTCATAAGTAGTTTATCGGAATACTTTTCAGATAAATATATTTCAGAAGGTCAATGTAGAATTGAAAGTATTACTCTTCTTTATACTGTATTTCACATTGAGGATAGAGAATAATTATAAGATTTTTTATTGAGAAAATCAGGCTTGTTATCAACAAGTAAAAAAGTATTGGAAGGAAACAAGATGAGCTTACTTATAAAAGAAACCCAGCTACAAAGGATAATCAGAAAGACCGGACGTAAGCCTGTGCAGTGTAAATGCCGGTTGTGCAAGCAGCAATGTCATACACCTTGTTTAGGAACCCCGCAAGATATACTAAAGATTATCGAAGCTGGATATAAAGACAGACTTGCGGCAACAGAATGGTATGCCGGTATGCTTATGGGTGTGATTGATGTTCCTATACCGATGATCCAGGCTAAACAGGATGGTGACTGGTGTACATTCTACAAAGACGGTTTATGTGAATTGCATGATTCAGGATTGAAACCTATGGAAGGGAAACTTTCTCACCATAGTATCAGGCTTGACAATTTTAAGGCAAGCAAAAGTATTTCATGGAACGTGGCGAAGGAATGGTTGAATGAAGAAAATGTTGACTGCATAGAGAAAATATGCGAAGCCTTAAAATATCCTGAAGGCAAAGAGCATAACGAGGAAAATGATTAATATAAATCAAAAAAATGAAAGCAAGAATAATAGATGTGATCCCTCCATTCGTTAGTAAAACAAAAATCCCTATTGGGACAGAAGTGTTTATAATTGAAGGGAAAGAAGCAAATGGAATTGATCTATATGCCGAACCTTGCGGGCCGTTACTTCTTTGCCATTTTATAAAAGAAAGAAAAAGGTTATATATACCAGAATATTGTCTTGAAATTATTAAAGATATAGACTGGGAGCAAAGAAGGTATGAAATTGCAAAAGCTGTGATGTGTTCAGCAGAAGGAGATCCAGAGCAAATGGCCTATTATGCTGTTGCATGTGCCGATACTTTAATTGCTAAATTAAAAAAGGAAAAGAATAATGAAAGCAATATCCATCAAACAGCCGTGGGCTAGCCTAATCGCTCACGGTATCAAAGACATCGAGAACCGGACATGGAAGTGCCCTCAGAAGTACATTGGCCAAAGAGTGCTAATCCACGCCTCTTCTGGTAAAGGAGCTCGTACATGGAGCTATAATCAGGATGATGAACTTAGGAAAGACAGGTCCGTATATTTCAACTGCGTATATGATAAGTTCCCCAAAGGTGCTATCATTGGCAGCGTAGTAATTTCCGATTGCGTGCGGAACCATCCGTCCGTCTGGGCAGAGAAAGGTTGCTGGAATTGGGTGCTGAAGGATGCTGTACTATTTGACAAGACTATCGATAATGTGAAAGGAAAACTTAGTTTTTGGAATTTTGAACTTGTAAAATAATAAAGAATATGGAAAAAGAAATAAAGATAGGTGATGTTGTTAAAACAAAAAGCGTTCAAGAATTAATTGACACTAACCGGTATACTGTTGAACATGCAGAAATTATCGGTAATAAACTTTTTGTCGTAGAGAATACTACTACATTTTATCCAAATGAAGGATTAATATTTATATTGAAATTCTTAGATGGTAAAGATGGTAAGGTATTCTGTAACAGAGAGGACTTCGACATATATAGAGAAAGTAAACTCGTGACTGATAGCATCAAGAACGACCGAAAGGATCACAAGGTTATGATGGAGCTTTTGCCTTGGAATGAGCTGGAGGAAATAGCAAAGGTATATACTGCCGGAGCTAATAAGTACGGCCCGAACAAATGGCAGAACCTCCCTGACGGTTATCAAAGGTATAAGGGAGCAATGCTTCGGCACCTGACGGAAGTGGAAAAAGGAAACGATGTCGATCCAGATACCGGATGCCTTCATGCTGCTCAGGTAGCATGGAACGCTATTGCCATGCTTCATTTTAAGATGGATGAATATAAAAAAAGATTAGAAAATGGATAACTCATTATTGAATACAAATGGTACTCCTAAACCTCTTGACCAAACAATTCGAAAGTGTGTCATTGATTCTGTTAAGGGAAGTATAGAATACAATATTTCTTTGCTGGAAAAGAAAAGGGATGAAAAGAAAACCAAACTTTCCGTGACTACAAACAGAGAACTATCTCTTTTTATTAGAGGCGAAATATTTGCATTAAATCAATCTATCAATCAACTTGATCAATACATGTATAATTTAAAATAAGCGTATGGATAAGATGGTTATTATTCCTCTTTCAGAATACAACGAAATGAAAGAGAAAATAGCAAACAAGGACTATTGCAACAAGGAAGAATACGAGAAACAAATTTCTTATCTTGAAAAAAATATTACAGAACTTACTGATCGTTGTTGTAAATTAATTGACAGGAATTCTATACTTGAATTAAATTATAAGAACTTACAAAATACCAACAACGATCTTTCCATAAAGTATGATAGTTCAATTAAGCAAGCATCTGCATTTAAATCTCAAATAATAAATCTACAACAGGATAAAGATCTTCTTTGCAGATTTAAGAAATCAATATTTTATAAAATGTGGATATTATGGAATGGGGAGAAAAAGTAAAGCTTGTCACTGCACTAAATAACGGTGACAACAAGGAAGCCTGTAAAATCGTATTGGAAAACGAAATGGATATGCAGGCGTGGGACATGTTTTTAACCGGTATGGACCTGACGAAGTCGGAAGAATATATATCACTCGAAAGTAAAATACATGATAACCAGAAAAAGATTAATGAACATCTCGGTCTTATATCATGTTTCCGGTTAAATGCTCTTTTACAACAATGGGAAAAGAATGCTTCTTCAAAAACGGATGTAGCCCTGTTCGGTATGCCATATCTCTATCAGGCCGGTGATGCTAATTTTCATAGTGAAATGGTTAAATTAGGGTTGTCAAGAGGAGAACCCCTGTTATGTGGATTGCCTCATAAAGCCATAATTACATGCAGGAATGAATATTTTCTTGTAGACTATGAGGACGAAACAGCTTTCTGTGATAAATATGACATGATCCCCACCTACACAATGGAGGATTTTGTCGAAGAGATTAAGAAATTAAAAAGGCGATAATGTACATGGAAATAATATTCATCATATTGTTTATGATAGCCGGCTTTACAGCCGGTTATCTTTACGGGAAAGGGAAAGTAAAGAACCATACGGAAAACTCCAGAAACAAAAATACAAATACCTAACTTGTCAACACGTGTAATTATTAATTAAGTAATTTGGCTTCATGGAAAATAACATAATACCAATATCAGGAATAACCCGAAACACAGACGATGCTGTCTGTAAGGATGGGGAATGTATGGAGCTTATCAACGCCAGATTAATAAATGGAGTGATAGAACCGGTAGGTGAACCAAAGCTTATAAAGACAACGGTAAACACCTACAAAAATATATATCATCATTCTCTGGCAAAAAGATACCTGGGAATTACAAATGATGGCAAACTATATGAAATGCCAGAAGACCTTTCAACAGAAACTCTGATAAATGTAAATATCAATGTATTAAAAGTTGAATTTATAGGTTACAGTGTAGCAGCCATAACAGAAGAGGGCCTCAGATATTTTTTATTTCAAGATAATGAATACAAATATCTAGGTGACTTGCCTGAATTGCCAGAGATAAAGATAATAAAATCATTTAAGTCAGATACAACCCTTGTTTACGGAAGAAGAGCCTCGGCCGAAGAAAATACGGCTTTTAATGAGTCTGCTTATGGATATTATCTTAAATGCATATCTGACCTTAATAAGGATTCTCTTTTCGTCCATGCTACAGAGATAAGGATTGCATTCAAACTTTTTGATGGATCGTATACCAAGCATTCACCAATAAGGCTTATTTTCTTTAATACAAATGAGACCGTCGAACTGGACTTCAAGGCTGAGAGAGGATATAAGGCTGTATTTAGTGGAAGAAATGAAATGCTGTTCGTCGGAGAACACACGCTAAACGGTGAAGTTGGAAATGAGAACAGATATGAGGAATATGTTTGGTTTTCCGTTATAGGATTTTCTCTTTCTTTCCAAATGCAAAATACAGACCTTTCTGCCTGGCAGGATATAATTTCCGGAATAGAAATATTTGCTACGCCCAGCATGATATACTGGGGACGTAATAGTCCGGAACAACAGGTAAGTGCGGGAAATCTTATGACAGAAAGTTCACTTTTCTATAAGATAGGAGAATTCAGCCTTACGGGTGAATTTAAGTTGACTCAGAAGGATTTTTCAAAAGACATGCTTGCCACAAATACAACTCTGGCAGACGACTCTGGTACCCATAACGTATTGATACCACAAATGTCTTATGTCTATAATGCTAGATTGCATATTGCAAATTATATGCAAAAACTTTTCGAAGGATATAATAAGGATTATCTTTATGATGTTAACAATGAAACACTGGGAACAGGAAATATTACTATTGGCTTTGCAATTAGAACTTCGTCAGGCAATAAGTATGTACAGATAGAATTTTCAAACGTAAATATACCTAAGTATTTCCCATCTTTTATAATGTACCCTGATGCCAGAGCATACAGCATGTCGGTTTATATACGTTATAATTCCATTCGTAAATCAGTCATGTATGATCTTAATCAACATGACATGTTGAACCTTTCCTATCATTTTTCAGGTACAGGCGATGATGCTGACCTAGATGATATTGAAAGCTGGGGAAATTCAAGCACTTATATTCACTCGAACGATCCGGAAGAAGTAAAGAACGTACTAAAGGTTTCTAACCTTAACAACGCTTTCTTTTTCCCTGCAGATCAGACATATCAGTTCAACACGGAAATAATAGGAATGCAATCTAACGTAGTTGCCATGTCTCAGGGACAGTTCGGATATTTCCCTCTTTATGTATTCACGAAGGAAGGTATATTTGCCATGCAGGTAGCCACAAGTGGAGACATAGTGTATTTCAGCGTATCAGCTCCGGTGACACGTGACGTATGCAACAATCCTGATTCTATATGTGGACTTGATCAAATGGTCGCATTTTCGACAGACAGAGGTTTGATGGTTATCAATGGATCGCAGGTGCAGTTAATATCAGAGGAAATGAAAGGTTATCTTCCTTCCTGCTTTGACAGTTCTAATATACTTTATGAAATAATTTCATTCTCCGGAATGAATGAATGTCTGGAAAATGTAAAATTCGAGGATTTTCTTGTTGATTGCAAAATAGGATATAACTACCGGAGGAATGAAATTATAGTGTCAAACGGTACCTATAATGTATGTTTTGTCTATTCAATAGATTCTTCCTCATGGTATAAGATAAACCGTAATATCGGAACAATTGTGAACGCATTTCCCTATATGTGGGCTGTTTCCGGAAATTATATTTATGATCTGAACAATCTTACAAGAAATTCTGCTGACATAGCCATTATAACACGTCCTATGAAATTCGGGGGGCTTGCTAGGAAAAAGATAATACAGGCCGCATTGAGGGGTGTAATTTACCACAAACCTGGCTACGAAAGGGGGGAAGAACGTACCGGAACAGATAACAAGTGTGCAGGAATGTACATTCTCGGTTCCAATGACACGCAGCACTATTATCTTGTAGGGAAGAAAGAATTTGATTGTAACCTTCGCGATTGCATTACAAGATTCTGCCGGTCCAATGCTTACAAGTATTACGTATTGTGCTTTGTCGGAAGAGTTGGTGTAGATACAAGAATAAACTTTCTTGACGTAAATTTTGAATGGGCTTTCAATAACAGACTAAGATAAAAAGGGAGGGAAGAAAATCCCTCCTTTTTATATTCCCATTTCTGTGGCTCTCCTCCTTACACGTGGAGATAACGATGTTATATGGTCTTTCAGCTCCCATAATCTTGCATCCTTGTCAGAAGGATCTGCAATCTGTGGATAGTTATCCTTTATCCATTTCCACGAAAGATATTCTACAAGATATGATTCAAATGATCTCTCTATAACGGGTAGCATATCTCGTCTGTCCGACCTGTTTGTTCTAAGAAATATACAGTCATTCTTCAGGACAAAATCAACCAGACGCTTTGTCATATAACCCCTCATTCGGTTTATTTCGTCCATAAGATAATCGGAAAGGATATCTGCATCGTCTGCTCCCGCCTGAACATATTTCATGTCAGGGTCCTTCCCTTTTTTGCTTTCACCTATATAATAGGTTTTTGTATACACTTTATCAAGTATACTCTGCTTGCTTATCATGATCTTTCCGGTTTTGTCCTTCTGGCGGCAAGCTGTATGATCTCATTTTCAAGACGGGCAAGCATATCATTGAATCTCTCTGCCTCGTCTGCCTTGATAACATTCAGCCAGTTGCGAAGTATGTACGTAGACATGTAGTTAATGATATAGTCTTTCAACTGCTCATCTATGTATTCAGGGGTATTTGTCTTTGCCCTTGTAATGAATGAAATAGTAGATTCGTCCTTTTCGTAGCTTGTCTCTCCGATCATTCTCGACATCAGGTTGCATACGATAGATGTAGCATCGGAGATATAGTCTTTCAGGATCGGATCGTCATCGTCAGACGCCTGAATTTTGGCGGATATTTCTACAAATCTAGGATCGGCTTTTGCAGACTCTCCTATGTAATAGGCGTGGTCCTTCATTCTGAGAAGAATTTCCTGAATGCCTATTTCTGTCGTGATTATTTTGCTTCCTTCCATATTATCTTTTTGGTTTTATTCTTTCGCAAAGTAGTTTTATTATATTCGTCGCATTAACTACGACTTTATCCGAATAGTATTTTACATCTTCCTTGTTTGTCATTGCAAACCACCTCTGACAAATAGAGTTGGAAAGATAGTTTACAAGACACTGCTCGAGTGTGGGCTTTGCCGTATCCTTCCAGTTAGAAGGAAGGTCAAAGTTAATGTTCAGCACTCCGTCACCATATTCAATGGTTCCGTATGTGGATATGACATCGCTTAGTTCGGACGCAGACTCCCTAAGAAATGACTCTATTATTCCTGCTTCATCCTCTGAGGCCGAAATCTTGTCCATATTGTCGGAAGCCTTGCCCGTATGTGCCGTAATAGCGTATACGTCATTATAAATCCTTTCTTCTTGTATGGAAATGATTACATTCATCTTGTTTATTTTAACATCGCTTCAACGTATTTGTATACCTTGTTTTCCGGAGCATCTTCGTCGTCGAAATAGAATGCGTGTGCAACTTTTAAGATGCTTGCATCGTCCAGAACTTTACACAGGTCAAAATACATCAGGTTAAATGCAACATATTTGTCCCATTTGGTGGTACCTTCGGGAAATTTATAGCCAGAAGTAGCATTTTCTACCTGATCAGCACTCCAGTGTTCCTTCCCTTCATGGTAATTCCCGCTCTTGTCTGTATAGTATGACCTGGAAATAACTTCTTTGGCTTTTTCCTCGCAAAAATGACAAGGTGATTTGCTGCCTTTAAAGATATATATTTTTCTCATAACATTTACTTTTTAGAGGAGTTTTCCATATATTTTTGAAATAATTCCATCATGTTATCCAGTTTCTTTTCCATGCTCGTTATTCTTTCATCCTGCTTTTTCTTTTCCGCGAATTCCGGATTCCATTCAGAAAGTATCTTTTCGCATTTTTCTACCATAGCTTTGTCGTTTTCATAGTTGGCTATGGAACTTTCTTTTTCCGCCTTTACAGCTTCGACTTCCTTTATTATTCCCTGCTTTTCGGTTGACAGAACAAGCTCTTTACCGTCAAACTTTGTGCTGTTTATGCATGAGTTCTCAACGAATGTGAATGTCTGTGTCCTTCCGGCAATCTCGATTGTTACATCAACGACACGCTGGGTAGGCATTGGCTGCATCGGGTTGCTCGGATTCAGGTTGGGGAAATAGGGTTCTCCCTTATTGATTACTTTTCCGGTAGTAACGTTCATGTCCGTTCTGTTCAGAATGAAAACCGGATAACCGTTTCTTAATTCATTAAAATACATAGTAGTTAATTTTGTGTTTGTTTACATGAAATGGAGCAAGGTATTCCCCTGCTCCATTACTTATGATTGTATCAGGCTGCTGCCCCTACAATCTGAAGAGTGTTAGACGCTTCATCGTACCACATTAGCACGGCTCCCGTTCCCGGAATTCCGAGATCTGCAACCGTAGCCGCTGCTCCACCCAAAGTAGTTATAGGAAGTACTACATTGTTTACCTGAAGCTGCAAAGGAAGAGTTGTAGTCGTACCAGTAGGTATGGCGTTGTTCACGTAAAGAGTGAAATATCCCTGTTGAGGCTTGTAGTAAAAAGCATGGTTGGGAAGAGTAAATGTAACATCGGTGGTAGAAACGCTTACGGCAGTTGTTCCAATCTTAGAAATACCGCCTCTGTTTGTTACCGGTTGATTAAGATAAGGGATCATATAGCCTCCTTTCTTTAATTAACCCCAGAAACCTGTGCCCTGACCTACATATGGAGTTCCTGGAATATAGGTTTGAGGATATGTCGGAAGCTGGTGTGCTTGAACATATTCCACCTGACGGCTTACTTGATTCAGACCTGCCTGAAGAGGAGCGATAGAAGCCTGTATCATTCCTGCAAAGGTTCCTTGCTGGTCACGCAGATCTACTACTGTCTGCAAGCGGTTCTTTTCAGCGAGCAAGGTATCAAACTGGTTCTGACGGATGAGCGCGCGGGTTGCTTCACCTTCGTTGTGTATTGCGTTGGCCAGCGTATTGGTCTGTCCACAGATTGCAAGCTGGTTCTCATAGCCCATCTTCATAATAGACTGTTGAGTCTGGCAGCAGCAGTTCTGGATTGCAGAAGTAAGCTGGTTGTTTCCCATCAGTACAGCGTTGATGATCTTTTCAGAGCTGAAACCGATCTGACCTCCTACCTGAGAGATAGCGTTCTTGATGTCACACAATGCACCAGAAATCTGGTTGAAGTCGCAGTTCAGGTTTGTAGCGAGCTGTTGTGTTGCAGCCTGATTGTCTTTCAGACCTGACATCAGAAGGTTAGCATTCTGGTTATCCTGCATCTGGTTCTGAATCGACGCAAGTTGCGGATTGTCTTTTCCGAAACGTCCTTCCATCAGCAGAAGAAACAACCAGATAAACCAGTTATTACCATTCATTCCATTGTTCATGCTCAACAACGTTGCAGCATCCATTCCACGGTTTGCGCCGTCGAAACACATAATTTTTTCAACTGAATCCATAATTTTGATGATTAAGTATTAGAATTTTCTCTGTAAGCTTACGGATTCAAATTTGCCTATTAGTTGTTTCTTTATCTTAAAAGATATTTCCTCAATGTTTCGTACTTTTTTCTTAACAATATGGAGCGCGCAGTTCTTTCCTCGAACTTTGTAAGTATATCAGTAACCGACCTGCTTGTCTGACTTATTGAAAAGGATATGCTTGTAGCACTGAAGCCTATATCCGACAAGAGATTAACCAAAAGGTATCTTGCGTCTACCAGATCACATTTATGAGAATGGGACAGTATCTCATTCTGATCTACTCCTGTTTCCTTGCTGACGAGAAAAACAGCCCGTTGAAAAATCTCCTTGTCAATCATACTACCATTGAAATATATTATAGTTTACTGATATTCCTATATAAGGTACCATTCCTTTAGACGACAATCCATATCCAGCACTGATCCCTACTCCGAACCTTTTCTTCTTTTCGGTTATCTGCCTGTCGGTATATATGTATTCCCTTATAGTTCTAGGATAAAACCTTATTTCGTCAAGACGTGGGCCGATACCGCTTATTTTTACATAATAGTCAGAATCTTTGTATACCTTGTATTCTCTCTGGTGCCAGCAACTGTCGCTTGCATATATAGTGTCTGATTTGTCAATCCATGCGATATATGGCTGTGGTGAGAATATGTATTGAGTATCTGTTTCTACTTCCCTGACGGTATTTGTTTTTATAATGGTATCGTTTGTACGATCAGGATTATTTTTCCGCCCAGGAGTGACAAACCATCCCAGGCAGAAAGATACTATTGAAATCAACAAATAGAGAAGCCATTTCATATTTTAAGGTTTAAGCATTTTCGTGACATTGCGAAAATGGTCAGAATTTATACTCATCCATTGCATTGAAGCAAGGACATTCCTTTATCCTTTCCCACGGATCGACAATACCGTTACCGTTGGTGTCCGGAGATATGTCGCGGTGTCCCATGATCTGTGCATCGGGGTAACGGGAATGAAGCACCTTTAAAAGACTTCTGAGCGATTTTTTCTGCTGTTCCGTCCTGTTGTCTACTCCCTTTCCCGAAGAGTCAATACCTCCGATGTAAGCTACGTTAATGGAGGTGGAATTATATCCTTTTACTCCGTTGCTGACCTTGCTGTCGTCAAGAAGCTGATGTATTACTCCATCTTTGTCTATCAGATAATGATAGCCCGGATTCTTCCATCCCTTTCTTTTAAATTCAGCTTTTATGTCATTCACTGTTGCATTCTGGTTACTTGCTGTGCAGTGTACGAATATACGTTCAATCTTTCTCATTTTTCTGTCCTTTCTGTTGTGTTTGAAATAAAATCTCGGCAGCCATCTTTGCAATCTCGTCCTTGTTCTCTATAATGACAGACATAGTTTTTTCGGCTTTCCTGAGTTCGGCTTTCTGCCAGCTTTTCTCTCTGACAGACTTAAATTCACAGAACACGCAATATGCAGCCCACAACATGCTGAATACAGGGAACGGAACCACTATACAGCATATAAGGTCTATGAATATAAGCACCATGAACGGGGAAAAGTATTTCTGGGCCTTGATCGCCGTTTTCTTATATCCGGTAGACGTTCTTGCCTCACCTCTCTGTTTAGCCTTTATGACACCGGCAATAAAGTCAATTGCCATAGCACAAATGGTTGCAACGGTAGAAAGAGATATGAGTATGATATGCATCATCATGTGTTCATGTACAAACTGATATATAACGTCTTTCATAATCGGACAAATATTGTTATGTATGTTGTAAGTATCAGTGTTATTTCAGCCCAGAATATAGGTTTAAGACTTTTCAGGCTCTCGTAAAATACTGCTTCCTTGTTCCTGAAAAGGCCGTAGACTATATATCCTGCAAATAATATCCATAAGAGAAGAATGTATTTAAAATTTATGTAAACCCATATCTGAGAAAATAAAAGTAACATCGCGGCTCCTGTATAGTGTGCAATGAATTCAGACTTTTCTCCATAAGCAAAATTAGGGGCCACTGCTATAATTATCAATCCTGCCGCCGCTAAAAACATGAGGAAACGACTTGCCGGAGTACTTGCTTCATACGATACCGGAATGATGCAGAATGCTATAATAAGCATTACAAAAGTAAACCATTTCCGATGCTCAATACGATAATAACTTTCCGAAATAGAAGCCGGTATACCTGACTTCTTAATGACTACCAGCATGTAGATTATCAATGCCAGTAGCGAAGCTAACAACGATGCATAAATCATAATGTTTAAATTTTGTGTTTGTTAATAATTAAATTACTATATCAGGCTGCAAGGAATTTTAAACGTTCCTCGATAACGTTTCTTACGTGGGTGGTTAGATCCACTGCGACCTTCTTACAATCGTACCTTGCAGCTTAAAACTTACCGGGTTATTCTACAAATTAGGTATTCCAATTGTAGCATCAGCGGCAATTGCATATCCTGCAAGTTCTGTCGGATGAATACCATCCAAGCAGAATCCATCATACCAATTTTCAGAAATATCCCCGCCAACGACTTTATTCACATCTATGTATTTATATCCGCTATCTCGAATATAATTGTTTTTAGCCTTGTTGTTTCTGCTTGGCACAAGTGGTATCGTTGCTAATATTAAATTAATTCCAAGATACTTACAGATGTTCATTACATATCCTAAATGTTCAATCCAAGATTGGTTGGGAGTGCTTTCGTCTACATCATTGTCATTCATCCCCATACACCATACAATTGTATGAGGTATATGATATGTAAGGTCTGCTAATAAGGATTGATATGCTTGTGCAGATTGTCTGCCTGCATGACCATCTACCATATAATTCCCTTTTGTCATTTCTTCTAACAAAGGCACCCAAATGTCAAAGTATGAATCTCCAAAAAACCAAATATCCTTATATACATTTGGAAAGCTAACACTTATTTTCCCATCAGTAACATCACCTGATGTGACATATCCATACACATTCCCTTGACAGCCATTCCATTGTATTTTAGACTTTTTCATGCCAGTTGATGACATAATAATTACATCTGCACCCTCTTTAAACTCATTTTCTTTAATAACAACAGTTAGAAAATCTTTAGCTATAAATCCTAACTCTACAGCCTCGTTCCATTCATTTGTTCTAAAATTCCTATCTTGATAAGCTGTATTATTAATCTTTATTGCTCCATTAGTATAAGCATTTGTACCATGCATAACATTAATATCGAAATCCCCTTCAAATCTACAAGTAAATGAATAGATTTTACCATGCTTTATATGATTAGGAAAATTTATATATACACTATCTGAAGGAGAAACTGTTTCTTTTGAAGCTGTAAGAAAAGCATTTCTAACTTCTCTTTGTGGTATTAATGCTTTATCTACATATTTAAATAAAACTCCTTTGTAATTAAATATATGATAAGGTTTAGGTTGAAAAATACCAACAGTAAAATCAGAATTGCTATTAAATGTTTTAACAATATACATCACTCCTGAACCATACCTATAATAAATATCTCCAACTGCTTTTACATTAACTTTTCCCGATGCGGATGTTTCATTAGTTATATCGCTAAGTTTTATTTCTATATTTCTTACAACTACTAAAGTATCTCCATTATATGTATAAATTTCATCACCACAAATATATAAGTTAGTAGTATTTAATTCTACGATTTTTACTTTAAAATTTGATTTATCAGTAAACTCTATACACTCGTATAAAAGTTTGTTAGGGATGTTAAAAAATCTGTCTCCAACTTTTTTAACACCTGTCAATCCTGATGATATTGTTTGATTTGTGATTGAAACAAGATATACATTATTAGTTTTGTCAATATCTTTCTTCAAAGCATAATCTGAGATGTCTATATAAGATTCATATTCAGTTGCCGTTTCCCCATATTCAATTTGTACATTACTATAATTTTCGCTTATAGAAAATTGAGCAAAAGGAGCTTTTTCTGGTATCGTTATAGTTTGTTGCTGCGCACCATCTGTATACCACCCAAACCCTACAATATTGCCATATGCATCTAAAAATCTGTAACCAGTTGTCCTGCTTAATTTTGATGCTGTAGATATTGTTAGATGAGTCTGTCCTTGCTTTAATGGGATTAGATGAGATATAAACAAAGGATAATCAGGTGCCGAAACTATTTTCCCTGTTGAGCCACTAATATACACCCTATCTCCTCCATAAGCCTTTCTATTAACATCCAATAAGTTCTTACCACTTGTTATATCTGCTACTGCGTCTGTTGTTATATTCTCTAGCTCGGTAAGTTTTTCAACTGTATCTCCAGTCCAGCTGTCTACGCTTGTAAATGTGCCTCCATTGTAACGATGAAAGACCGGTTTGTTTGTTTCAGAGCTGATAAAACCTATTTCAATGCCGGAAAGCTGATATTTCTTTGGAACAAGTAGAACTGCTTCTTCCAAAGTAAACTTGTTAGTTACAGTATTGATGTCCGGCTGTACTCCGGTCAGGGATTTCATGGCGACGAACGTATGGTTCGTATAATTGACAAGATTAACCTTGCTTCCTGCAGAATACTGTTGAGCTTCCATATAGGCAGGCTGTGACTCATCGTATTCTATGGCTTCCCAGAAGCCCGTATGACTGTGAAAGCGTGATACGTTATATGCATTTGTATTGTTGTCTATAAATGCAAGATCTTCCTTGATGGCTTCGGATTCATATCCGGAAGTGACAAGATACCAGTTTTCGTTGACGACAAGTTCTCCTCCTGCACCTATGGTTGCCGGTTGGTAACTGTTGTTCTCGATTTTACTACGAAACATGCATCCATAAAGAGTAACATCATTCAATTTATGATATGGAGCATTACTACTACTCCAATTCCCTCTATATACAGGAATTTTGCCAATTATTTTACGCTGATTTGCCATGATTACTGATAATTAAAGTCTAAATAAACATTTCCGGTTTCCTCGTCAATTCCTCCGTTTACAAATGCGGAATTGTCGGCCCCGAATACTGCATATATGTCACCGCTTTCTTCATCTATCTCCAAAGCCAGAATATTCTTTTCAATCATTCCAGCAATAACTGGTCCCTGAGCGGCAGCAAGAACCTGTATATTGTCGGAAGTTGATTCTCCTCCGTTAAGGTTGTTTACAACAACAAGATCATCTATATTACCTGTTACACCGCTATTTCCCTGATCACCCTTTGGACCTTGAATACCATCATCACCTTTTTCTCCCTTGATGTTCTTAAAGTAAAAGCTCATCTTGTTTTGGAAGAAGCGTATCAAGACAGCAGGGATTCCCACATTAGCGTCAGATTCAGCATATACTTCTTTAATTGAAAAGTTGTCTATATCGCTTTTGAACTGCCTGTTTATCTCTCCCTGCATCTTATCGAGGTTTTCATCCTTTATCTGATCAGAGAACGCAACGGTATTGTCGGGAGTATTGTTGAATAATGTGCCGAATATGTTTATCTTCTTTCCCATATTATACGATTGTTACATGAATATCTCCTTCATTTAAAGGGGATGAACTACGATAACATTTATAAATCAATCCTTTATAAGTCTTAGTCTCGTAATCTTCGAAAGGAAACAGTATTCCGGAAGAATAAATTCCTTTTATATCAAAATTCTCAGGGAGAAGAAACCACAGATAGTTTCCCGTAACTGGATTTTGCAGGACATATTCTTTCTTGAAGTCACCGTTTAAGTCTGACTTTTCAAGACTTTCTACGGAAAGACTCGATGCGCTGTTCTGATCAGAGAAACCGAAACGTACCGGAAGAACAAATAAAACATTCTTTGTGACCGTATAAGTCTTTCCTTCATACACTGCGGATATGACGTATGAAGTATCTTTGCTTACGCTTTTGAATGTTTTGGAATTTCCTTCAACGGGAACATCATTAACAGTTACCATTTCCGGATCAAGAATACTTTCTCCTTTTGTAAGGCTCCATGACAAGGTGATATCGGTCGATGTTCCTATTTCATACAACCCCGCTCCCGTTACAGATAGAGTGATCGGAAATATATTGTTTTCTACTTTTTCCAGTCTGCTGCCAAAATTGACAACATCGTCGACAACAGATTCCGATTTTTCAATGATACATATAATCTTTTTTGCCAGATAGGAAAGAGCTAACGCCGCCTGTGAAGCCGGTTTCTGTAACTCGATCATCTGTTCAGGAGTTAAATCTATATGAACGCCTTCTTCTGAAGGAGGAAGTGTTTCCGGCCTATGGTAGCCTAATGATTTAAGCCATTCTTCCTCGCTTCCTAGATATCCGTGCCTGAGAGCTATTTCATAAGCAGACTCACCTCTAACTCCGACAAAGAGATTACCGCAAAGAGTTACGCAAGGTTCATCCTCTATATCACAAGATGGCTCCTGACATGTTTTAGATACCAGCTTGAAGGCTTTGCATCTGTCGACACATGTCTGTCCTTCCCTACCCTTATTCTCCCATAGGGTAAGAGAATACACCCCTACGGACTTCTGTTCCCTTGCTGGATATTTTGCCCGTATTATATTTTGGGTTATCGTCATAGGAAGGTATGTCTTTTTCATTACGGGACTCGTTATCTCCAAAGAAAGTTTTCTTCCTTCTAGAGATACGGCAATTCCGTTTGTCAGGATAGCCCATTCTATAGATATGTCCTTACCTATTCTAATTGGCTGCAACATTCTCTTTATCGTTTAAAAGGTTTATAGATATAGTCTGCATTTCCTTAGCTGTAGCCTGATTCTCGAAAATAGAATACACCAGGCTGGCAACCATGTAACATAAAGCCTGAAACAAAGAATCCGATTCACCTATATTCAATCCTTCTTCTGGATTGTAGCCTGCTTCATAAACAAACAATTCGATTACGGGACTTCCTTTTACGCTATAGTATTCAAGTATTCTTTTACCTTCAGGATTGACAGAGAGTATACAAACAGGCTTACATACTCCAGCCCTTGTATTTTCGTTACATTGAGCTTTGTATATTTCACTGTCAGTAGTGTAAGCCTGAGAAACAATACGTTTCCATCCTTGCATTTTAAAAGCCACAAGCGACACAAAATCATCAGGAAGTATAACATACCCTGTACCGTCAGAATTTGGTGTCGGTGCTAGGCTTGTACCGTTCTTAGGATTTACGCACTTGTGAGAACTGTTTATTATAAGTGAAAGAGCATCGGGTATGCAGGATATTATATACGTTTCCAAAGAAAGCGTATCTTCTTCGAGAAAACCTTCCTCAGGCAAGTTGTCCTTAGCTGCCTCATTCATTATTTCCCGAACTTTATTTACAATATTTTCCTGCGTAACCATAATTATGCCCAATTTGGAAATTTCACTTTAAGCTGTTCTGCTTTTTTCTGAACATGTTCTTTATCCTGCAATTCCGAAAGAGATACTCCAAACTGATTGATAAGTATTTCTCTTGCAGACTGCATGTTCTTCACATCTGAAAAGACATGTCCTTCTTCTTCTTCAACTACTTTTTTTTCTTTCTTCTTTACATCTTCAACTTCCCCGATCTTAAAAGACTTTTCAATCTTTATCAGACCTTTCTGGAAATAAGTGCAATTTTCAATAGCTGTCTGAATGACTGGATCAGAGGTAGTAAATGTTGCCGGGAAAATACCATTTGCGTTAATGATACCATTTGTAAAATTAATGCGAAGCTTGGCATTGTTTACCGGAACAAGTATGCTCATTTCAACTTTACCTTTGATAGCATATCTTTTTTTGTATAAATCAACTTTTGCCATGATATAACGATAGGGCGGTATTACCCGCCCTTAATTTTGGTTAGACATTAAAATGATTCATTTTTGGTGTAGATTTCACCTTCGAACTTCTCCCATGCGGAACCGTTCCACCTCCAGAACTCTCCGGCCTTAGAACCTGAAATTCCGGTACATGCCTGTTCTAGGTAGTAAATCTGATCTGTCTTAGGGTCTGTCGGAGCATTTGATGCATCGTTATACTTGATAACAATTGTCGCACCTGGAAGAGAACCTTTGTAGTCACCTTCTACCCAGATATGAGAATATCCTTTCAGAGCCAGTGCATTGATAGAAATTACGGCTTGCCTCTTTGCTTCCTCGCCTTCAATCTTCTCTGTCGATTTTTCCTCGTTCTTCATCCAGTAACGTACCAGACCTTCCATGTCAAGGATGGCACCAGAGTTGGAATAACCGATAACGTCAAGAGTAGGTTCGTGTTTCAGGTAGAAGTCGCCGAATACGGTATGCAACTGAGTACAAGCAAAGCCCCATACCTCTTTCGAAGTCATTGTAATATCTTTGTGCTTCGTGAAGTCAATGTTCTGAATGCTTTCTAGCTGGTCACGTCCCATAAGCCAGAAGGCTTCTTTTGAACAATCTGATCCGGTAAATTTCAGTTTGGCAAGCGCAATCACTTCTTCAAACGTCCAATCACCGTCATGCTGCCATTCACGTTTGATCTGCCACCTGATACCTTCGGTAGTATATACGTTCTGTGAACCCATTTCTCCACGGTCTACGACAAATTTACCTTTGTGCCCTATCCACAGAGTACGGTTATTCTTACGCCTGTACTGCTTTACTGCTGCTTCTGCGATAGTAGCTTCCTGGAATGGAATTCGCTTCTTTACGCTGTCAAAGTAATCAGAAATGATCTGATTCATGATTGTTTTCTGTAAGTACACTCTTACAGGACTAGGAACGATGATATCAGGTGCAACGTTCTTTTGAGTTTCAGCACAGGCGTTGCTCAGGATAACAAGTTTTGAACCTGCTTCAATTGTTGGAACGGTACAATATTGATCAGATCCGGAAGTTTTTGGACCGTTTACCGCCATGACAATAGGTGATCCACCGTTGGATTTGTCCTTACCGACAATGAAAAGCATCAGATCAACTCCCTCAAGCTCTTCCTGCCCTGTCGGATCATATCCATTCACACCCTTTACGATAATGGTGCCGAATTCTTGGAACAAACCTGCATCTTTAGAAGCAACTTTTAAAACTGCTGTTTGTGATTCTGCGGCAGTATATTTTTCTGTAGTTTCTACTACAGCCTTTTGCTCGTCAATTATGTAATGGTCTACCTCGAAGGATTTTACCCTCACTTGCCTTTTGGCCTTTCGCATGATACCGTCAAGAACAGTTTCGTCGGTACCTATAAGAAAGATTTGATTATCAATATCAGGCTGGATAATTCCATCGCCTCCTACTCCACCGGTAGCCTGTTCTACTCCAGATACGGTAGTTGCCTGTCCGGGAACCTGACTATTTACTCCGGCCTGTCCGGGTGAAGCCTGAGCACCATTTTCTGTTACTACTACGGTAGCTGTTGCATCTGCAGCAAGCATAAACGGAGAACCGATAATTACGGATAAAACTGTCAAACATACTGACAGAATACTCCATTTTTCACTTTTGATAAAATCGAAAACTTTTTTCATAACGTGTTTTATTTTGTGTTGTTTAGTTGTTGTGACTGTTAAGCTTGTGAAGCAAGATCAAGAATGCTGTTGGAACGGGAAGGCTTTCTTGTTTCCTTTGTTTTTGTTCCTAAGCCGGTAGGCATTCCGTCACCAATCTGATCGTTTCTCAATTTGTTGACATTCTCATTCCTCCCTTTTACTTCTCCGGCTTTCATTGCGTCGTTTACATCATTGTCATAATTAAATCCCTTATCAAGCATGGCCAGAAGTTCCGTAGTATACTTGCCTGAAAGAATAGGAGCCGCCACCTTGTCCCATACGTCATTTAGAAAATCATCTACCTTATATCCTTTGGATTTGCAGAATTCCTCGATAATAGGAGTAGATTCATCAATGTTTTTCTTGTATTCTTCTTCACGTGCAGCACGGCTTTCAGCATCCTTTTTTCGTTCTTCTTCTGCGGCTACTATATCGTCATATTCCGGTGTGCCTTCCTCCGCCGAAAGAAAATCCCTACCGTAATATCTTACCAACGCATTAGCTCCAGAACGTTTTCCTGCCACTATATCAGAAAGAACAGAAGCAAGACGCGGATCATTGTTTATTGCATCTGCAAGGATTTTTTTCTGCTCTTCGTTTCTGTTATAGTTGTCGATAAGCATTCCATACGCCCCCTCCTCATCTTCGGGGTTATAGCCTTCTATACGCTCCATCATCATGGAATTGAATTTCTCCTTGTTGGTGGGTTTCCGTTCTTTTTCGCTTGCAGACATTTCCTGCTCTGCTGTTTTCTGATTCATCTTTTCATTATCCATACTTGTAATAATTAGTTCTTGATGTGTATTGCAAAGTAAAATGTAAATAACATAGTAGAGTTGTGTACTTGGGTATAAATATTGACGATTTGGGTAATACAATTTTTTGTGTTTCTTTTATTTGTACCTTTGTAGAAAAGGCTGCGTTATGAGAGATAATGACATTTCAGAAATGCGTCGCCAGCACATAACAAATGCGTTCTTTGATGCTATAAAATCCATGAGAAAATATTCAGTTACGCAAGACGACATTATACGTAGCGTAATGATGAAAGGTGCTCCGAGATTTTATGTGAGTTACGAAAATGCCAGGCGTTATGTATCAAGGATCGAACGCGGAAAGCCTTTAGGGCTTAAAAACAAGAACACGATCCTCATGTATGAGGAACTTTACCGGAGGTATAAGGCGTACAAGGACAAGACGGGGCTTGTAGGTTATTCCATATTGACAAAGATCCTGCAGGAAAAAGCTCCTTCCTTCTACATCGACCTGAAAACGTTCAGGGAAATAATTTACAGCTACTATAAATCACGAAGAAAATGCCAATCATAGTAGTCCTGTTTATTATATGGGTCCTTTCATTCTTCCTTCCGGTTGAATATCTGACCGTTTCCACACACTCTCCCTGGTGGACGATATTCACATATAGCTTTATACATTCCTACTTTCTTCATCTTGCAGTCAACTGCTTTGTTTTCTGGACGTACTACAGAGTATTTCATAAATCAGATCTTAAATTTCTTCTTCCTGCTTGTATCATCATACCAGCTTTATCCGGATATGTTTCGGCTAAAGATGTCCCTACATGCGGATTCTCTGCGGTAATATCGGTTATGATGGGATATTATCTTTCAGGTTGCAATAGAAAGATATTCCTGAAAGCTCTGTGCCTGATATTATTCTCTTATGTATTTACCGGCTTGTTCTCTAAGGGAGTTAACACGCTGATTCATGTATGCAGCTTTTCTTCTTCTTATCTGGCAAGCATAGTATATAGAAAGATATGCGCTCGCCTGCAGAAATAATAAAAATTAATCTAGAACGTTTAAGGGAAATAGAAACGCCATATAACCCTATAACCGGTGAAGGTTCTTTTTCCATTAAACGCCAGCACGTAACATGTGTAGATTTTCCCCTGAAGGAAATGTGGCTACCAGTAGACTTCGTTGAAACCGGTTTCTGCCAGATAATACTTCACCTAGGAATAAGAAAATACATAACAAACATTCTCAGGCAGGAATATTCAGATTATACGGCTAACCTTTTGTATACGGAATTCTGTGTACAGAGATTTAATTATGATTTTGAGTTCTGGGCCTACTCTACCGCCAAAATTTCCCCGAAAGGCGGAGGCGATGACATTAGCTTTTTCCTCAACAGAGCGCAAAGGATATACCTTACTACGCTGGAAAGACTTAGAATGAGTAACCAGCCTATTAATATAATACTTTTGAAAGCCCGCCAGTGGGGAGGATCAACCCTGACACAGATCTACATGCTGTGGATTCAGATAATCCACAAGAAGAACTGGAACAGTGTTATTTGCGGTGACGTGGAGTCACAGTCTAACATAGTTTCCGGTATGCTTTCCAAAGTAGTAGAAAAATACCCGTTGTGGGCTACAAACGGAATAAAGCTGGAAACCAAACCTTTTGAAGGATCATCAAAGACACGCCAGATACAGTACTGTCAGTGCCTTTATTCCGTAGGATCGGCACAGAAACCCGATAACCTGCGTTCACAGAATATATCAATGGCACATCTTACGGAGGTTGGTCTATGGAAAGAAACGAAGGGAAAGAAACCGGAGGATCTTGTGCAGGCCATATTCGGATCAATCAATGACGGGCCGTATACGGTAAAGGTTCTTGAATCTACGGCAAAAGGAGTAGGCAACTACTTCCATCGTACATGGCTGAAAGCTGTCAAAGGAGAAAACGACTTTACTCCCGTATTTATTGCATGGTTTATGATTGACATGTATTCTGCCTACATAGGACAGAGAAATTACAGGTCATTCATTGAGTCGATGGACGAATACGAAATGTATCTTTTTGATCTGGGAGCTACACTTGAAGCTATCGCCTGGTACCGTAAGAAAAAAAAGTCAATGGAGCAGGAATGGCGAATGTGCTCAGAATATCCTTCTGATCCTAAAGAAGCGTTTCAGTCTACTGGTAGACCGTATTTCCCTCGCCAATATGTCGAGCAGGCAAGAAGTACCTGCATGGAACCCGCTTTCTACGGAGAATTTGTCGGAGAAGAAACAAAAGGTAAAAAAGCTTTTGAAAATCTGCATTTTGTTGAAATGAAACGGAAAAAGGATTCCAAAGATAACATATTGCAGGTATGGTTCCTTCCTGACACATCGTTACATTACAAGGACAGGTATGTAGTGAGCGTAGATATAGGAGGAACTGGAGATAGCTCCGATCCATCTTCCATAAAGGTATTTGACAGGCTGCCTATGACTGAAGGTGGTATTCCGGAGGTAGTGGCTGAATGGCACGGGCATATAGAACATGACCTTCTGATATGGAAAGCGGCACAGATAGCCTATGCGTATGACAATGCTTTGCTTGTGGTGGAAAGCAATACGCTTGAAACAGAAGGTACTGAGGGAGATAATTTTGAATACGTACTTGATGAAATTGTTGATTTCTACTATAATCTTTACAGCAGGACAAGTGTAGAACAGATAAAGCAGGGAGCACCGGTAAAATACGGTTTTCATACTAATCCGTCTACTAAGCCTATGGTTCTTAACTTCCTCAAAGCTGCAATGCGAGATTTCCTCTATATTGAAAGAAGTCTTGAAACTACATTTGAATGCGATCAGTTCGAAATAAAGGAAGACGGAAAGAAAACAGGTGCCGTAGAAGGATGCCATGATGACCGTGTGATGTCTACTTCCATAGGATTGTATGTCTGCTACAAAACGCCAAAGCCATATAAGATAGCACAAAAAAATACGGGCTTCCAGAAAAAGAAAACCCGTATCGTTTCAGAAGCTTCTATTTAGGCGGCTTTTTGTATTATTCCATCCTGAGGAGAAGCATTTGCATCGTTCATCATCTTGTTCACAAGTTGTGGATTCTGTTGGGCCATTTGCTGCATGATAGCTGGATCTACCTGTGATATGTTTTGGGTTTCTTGCATTTCGGCCTCTGTTCTTTTTATGCTTTCCAGTATTTTAGAAGCGAAAGGAAGGCTTGAATTTTCGAGCATGGTCTTTATGTCGATAGCCTGCATTTCGAACAGCTTCATAAGGAATTCATTTTCCAGCATCTGGAATGTAGGAGTATTGGTCCCTTCCGTCAATTCCAGATCAAGTTGCGCGCCTTGTACCTTTTCAGGATTGTAGTATTTTGATTCTTCCGAGTATTCCTTACCGGCAAGTTCTATATACCTCGGTGAATTGTAATACTGCTGTATGGTCTGCATGAGTTTTAAATCCCTTCTTTTCCTGAATGACTTAAAAGAGTCAAAAAGTCCCTTCAAGTTCATTGAAGCATTTTCAACCTGCTGTGCGTACAGAGAAGCGGCAGTACCAGACGAAGGTTGTTTCCCCTGCATGGCAGAATTTACGCCGGATATATCATTGATAAGCTTCAATTGGAGATTCAGGAGTTCATAGTCACCTTGTATGGCACCTGCACCGTTCAACTGAGTAATGACTGATCTTATATCCTTCCCTGGTTTTAAGCGGCAGAACAATACGCCGTTATATCGAACATACTCATCGACAATTTCTTCACGACTCGTGTTGTCAAATGCATCTTCGTCTACGATGATAAGGCCTTTAGCTGAAGATGAACGTATGAAGTCAATAAGAGTCATGGTTCGGTTAATGCTTCTTTGCTGGTCGATAAAATCTTCAATGAAATTGAAAATCTTGCCATGTATGATCGGATATGCATGGAATATATAATTGTGCTGCCCATGCCAGTAAGGGCTTCTTCCTTCCTGCAACACATCTCCCCACGGGCTTAGGTATCTGTAGTACCAGTATCTTTCTATTTTGAATTCATATTCGATCAAAAGGACATCTTCTTCCTGAACACCCGTAGAAAGAGCTTCTGATAGTCTTTGCTGATTAATGTACTCGATTTTATTTATCTCATTTACTCCGACAAATCCCCAGCTTCCATCTAAAGTGTCATGGTAGAAATAAGCGTCACGACTTTCAAGCTTCCATCCTAATATAACTCTGCATAGATCTGTGTCCGCCGGAGTATAAAAATCGGCGTTTTTCTGGTTAAATCCTTGTGCTCCGTCTACATATTGCCTTTTGGGATAATTATGCGTTCCGTATATGCTCTCAAGCCATTCACGGTCTTTTTTGCTTTTTGCAAAAGCCGCCACAACCGCTTCAAAATCCATATCAAATATTTCTCCGATACAAGTAAGGTCCCAGCCTCTCGGGTCCTCTATATTGGTATTGAAGAAAAGCCGTGAAGGATCTACATTGTACACCCATGCATCATTCATGTGCTTGTACTCGTTGTAACCATATTCTATACGTTGGGCTATAAATCCTCCGCATTCAAGAACCATAAGGTTGGCTGCATCGAGTTCTGTCAGTTCATTTAGCGATTGGCAATACTCCAAAGCAATACTCATCATTTCTCCGATTTTAGCTTCGTCTCTGTCTCGGACTGAACATATTGTCTTTGTTACGTTACTTCTGAACTGTCCTTCTATGTTTTTTGTGATGGGGGCAATCATGTTGTTTTTTAAAGGGACCTTACCTTGTTTCTTGATAAGTTCACCTTCTGTTATTGCTTCTCCGGTGTCTGGGTCCTTGACATAATCTCCCCATTGATCCTCTTTGGCATACATCAGAGAACGCTCCATCTTTTTTCTCGCAGTATAAAGACTGCTCCAGTAGGATGCGAACTCTTCAAGTTCGTCATACGCCGTTCCTCTTGTGCTATGAACAGCTTCTTTTGTCCTATCGTCGCGTTTGGGTTTTACTGACCTGTTTAAAAACTTATTCATGCTTGTGTCATTTTTTACAAAACTACCTTATTACTTAATATGAAAGTTGACATATTGGGAAAAGCGGTAAGGCAATTTTCACCTTACCGCTTGTAACCAGCTATTTAACAGCTTGCAAGAGTTCCCTTCTTGTTTCTGTTATCATATCTTCTGTCTGCTTCCTTTCTTCTCCTTCCTGTTCTTTTCCCATCTGGTATAACTTATCTAGCTTTTTCTGATAGGGCTTATACTTCATGTACTTTTGAAACATATCAGACCTTACCATCTGCCGGTATTCCTCCGGATTCTTGCGGAAATTTTTCTTCACTCCGTTAAGCTCATACTTGAACTGCTCCATTTCATCGCGTAGATTGAAATATTCAGTATTGATACCTGAAAAAGCATTTCTTGCATCAACAGTATTGACAAATCGGTTGAGTGCCGGAACATTCCTCATAATCAGGTTATCATCCTTTTCTCCTTCTACCAAAGATTTGGAACCGTAATATATTGTCTTTCCAGCTTGATTAAGGAATTTTGCCATACCTCCAAAGTAGGATTCAAACAAATTCTCCACTTTTGCCGGATTGAAATCTATAAATCCTTTTCTAAATTCTTTTCCAGGTTTATCACCGTTTGTCAGGTCATTCAGGAATTTAGAAGTATCGACCAGCCATGCAGAAGTGCCTTTGTATACTCTCTTCCATTCCGGATCACGTTCGTTGAACGGAGTAAGTTTGGCAATTGGTTTTCCTGTAAAATCTTCATTCCATACATAGGTTTCAAATATAGGTGACAAAGCGTCTGGCATAAATGTCCTGAAGCCTTCATTTCCGGTAGGATTTAAAGGTAACAACTCTGCTAACTGGCTTATTGTACCTTTTGAAATTCCAGCGGGAGTCGGTTTTTCTCTACCTGCAATAAGCTGATAAACATAATCTCCCAGACCATAAAAAGCTCTTAATTCAATAGGAAGTGGAATAGTCACAAATTTCCCGTCACCTGCATAAATGCAAAGGTTATTTCTTCTTACCCATTCTGGCAGGTCATTGTATGGATCGTCACCATCACCAAATACGCTATGAAATAAGTTATTTATAACCGGCATTAAAAATCCGGCAGCCATGAAACCTCCTAAAGTACTATAAAACTTAGCAGGATTCTTTACTCTAAGCCTGTTGAAGTTTGTCAGTGACTGAACAGAGGCATTAAAGAACAAATACAAGTTCCTCATTGCTCCGGCAGTTATTCCGAAAAATCCTCCAGTCTTATATCCTGCCCCTTTCTTGTTGAAATTAACAGTAACTTCCTTTGCATCGTTGATTGAGTCTACAATACTTCTTCCCATTTGTCTGGAAGTCATGTAAACGGAAAAACGAGAAACATCTTCAGCCCATCGGTTGAAATCTTCCAGTCTTTCCAATGTGTAATCAAAAGCAGCTCTGGCAGATCCTTGCTTACCGGTTATCTTTCTTAATTCCTGACGTACTTTTTTCTTATATTCGTTAACGTCAGTCAGGTGCATATATCCTGTTTCTCCACCATTTTCGATAAATTCCTTGAAATATTTATCCGATTCTGTTCCCTTATCATTACCACGCAAATTTCTCATTATTACAGGCATGGCTTTGAATATATTCTTCCTAAACCTTGCAGAATATTTTCCATCTTCTTTGATGTTGATAGCCGCCATAGAAAAAATAATATCTCGAGAAAGGTTGCTCATCACGAAAGCTGGGTTTCTTGTAGTAAAGTTAGCGGCAAGCCACCTATTAGCTGTGTTTATCGCATTGAATATAGGGTTCTTTTCTGCGTCTGGATTTGTCAATCCGTTCACTGCCTGTGCAGCTCTCGGGTTTGCATTGACGTAAATAAGATAATCCTTACCTCCATTCTTAACCTGTACTACATGCTGTTTTGCATTTCCTTTTGTTATCTTGTAGTTAATATTCAACCTTGAAGATTTTTGAGTAGCTAACCCCTGGTCCTTCAATTTGTTCATTACGTCTTCATGGTCTTGAATTTTTTGAGCTATCGTTTCCGGAGTATCATTTTCTTCTATGTCAGGAAGAGAGATATTCCATTCATCAGTAGCCGGATCATATACATACCACGCTTTTTTCAATGTAGCTAAATCAGTAGGATGATTCATTACCATATTCATAAACGACTGTTTCATTAGATTACGGTTTCCTTGTACGATGGCACTTTCAGCCATATTCCCGATTGTTGCCATTATTTCGTCAGGAATGGATTTTCTTCCCTTCATAGACTTTAAAACCGAATTTACAGGACTTCTTTCCGAATTGATATATTCGTATACGTCCTCGGCTGTCTTTTCATTCCATCCTCTCAAGGGGACATAATACATGAACATATTGCTGACGTTAGCAAAATGATCTTTACTCATCATTCCGCTTTCATAAGACTTTCTCAGGGTTTCTTTGGTAGCTCTGTTAGTCTTATCCCATAAATCCTTAACGTCGTATGTGTTCTCAAAATCTTTTACATAGTCCAAAGCATCATCCTGGAAGCTGTCATGGTTTTCATTATCCATAGACTGCAATATGGCTTTAGTAGCAGAGTAGTCACCTACTTCTCCGATATAGTCTGTAAGCTCCTTCAAGTATTCATATCCGGAATACAGGCTCCTCAGCCTTTCCTTTTCCTGACGAAAATCTTCCGCAAACTGTTCAGCATCATCAGGATTGTTTTTTATTACGTCGTTAAGCTGTTCCCTGAATGTCATTTCAACGTTTCGTTCTATTCCATGAGCAAGCATCATGTAACGTTCAATAGCCTTGTGAGTAAGGCCGTATTTCTTTATGAGCTTTCCTTCGGCGTCCATTAAAGGCTTGAAGAACTTTTCATTATATCTTCTGGCTTCCGTAGTGTTTCTTGAGCTTAGCTGATTTTCTGCAATATAGGCATTTTCAAATCCCTGTATAGGCTTCCCAGATACCTTTGCTACTACGTCCTGAAGATTTTTAAGAGCAAGCATACTGTCCTGATATGCTTCCCTTGCCTTATATCTCCAGCCTTGCAAAGAATTTTCGTACGCTTCACGGCTTCCGTCAGAAGTATCATCCCTGTAATAGTTTCCTACTCCCATCTGGTATTGCATTGCTACGTCTTTTGCCATGTCAAGAGGTCTTTCCATGTTAAGGTTCTGCCGGCTTCGCCAAAGAATATATCTGAGTTCATTGTCATTTACATTGATGTTTATACCAATACGTCTGAGCAGATTCTTGAAAGCCTGTTTAATTCTATCCCAAAATGAAACATCGTCAACTCCTTTTTCGGCCATACGAGCCATATATTCCTCTGTGGCTATGCGGGAATTATATCCATACTTAGGCAGGGTATCTATTATTCTCTGTCTGACTTCCTTCGATGCGTTGGTGAATATATCATCCAGGAAATCATCCATCCTTTCCTCACCTACAAGTCGGCGCAATCCGTAATGTGCTACACCTTCATGCAGCAGTGTCTGTACAGCATCTTCCATACTGGTCGCATTAGGAAGATACAGATAGACCTTTCCTTCGGAAATGGAATACCATCCCTTTACCTTTCGTCCGCTTTCAATAGCCTTTCTTACTGACTGGTCCTTTATCTGATCCGGAGAAGTAACTACTTCAACGGGAACATTTAATTTTTCAGATACGGATTTTACTTCTTCACTTGTTTTAGCATCATCCTTTTCTTCAACACGGTAAAGATTATCAGGAATTGAATCTCGATCCACTATCAGGTTTACTTTAGGGCTCATGCTGAATTTATCCTTGTTCTCCTGGAACCAGTCAAGTACTTTTTTATATTCCAATTCTTCATCAAATCCTTCGTTAAACTCTATGTACCTTTTAAGTGTATCTATGATATTTTGCTTGTCTATCTCGTATTCATCATTACGTATAATATCCCTGATAACTTCCGGAACTTCCTCATTTCCGTCTATGTTCTTTCCGTTATACAGAGGCTCGCTATATCCCCAGTACACGTTGTAATCGTTGTTTGGATCAGTTCTTTTGTCCTCAAAAGGATAACGGCTCAAATCTTCTCCGGCATATTCTTTCATCAGGTCATTGATAAATGGATCGACCATGGAACGAGTATTATCTTCCCTTAACCTTACATCACCGGCGTCTGCATCTTCAAGCTTAGCTTTCTTGGCAACGTTTACCCCCATTTTACTTAACCTGTCAAGAGCTTCAGGAAGGTTGTCACTTGATATTTCAGCAACCATATAGTTTCCTCGAGTTACAAACTCCTTGTTGTCTGCAAGAGAACGAAGCTTGTTATCCTCAAAGAATTCACCTCCCATCTTCTTCGAGCGTGGAACCTTAATCACATATCCTGATTTCCATCCGTTATTTTTTTCAACGATAACCCTTTTATCATCACTTATAACAGATTCTCCCTGCTGTATCTGTATAAGCTTGCTGCTAATAGGTACACTCATCGTAAGGTCACCTGGTTTAAAGCTGTCAGACATAAGAATACCTTGCCTTGTATCTCCATTCTCAGTTGAATAAGATACGATATATCCTCTTATAAGAGGATTTTTCTGTATGTCTACAAGAGCTTGTAACAGGTTACCGGTTATGATATAGCTCTTCTTCCTTGACTGTGTGGGAGTATAAGAATCCCAGTTATCAAGATTGACGTCCTTTATGAACGTAGGCTGCATCATTGTGTTCATATTGATAGACCTGAAGGCTTTCTCCTGCTTAAGAGGTATTTCTACCTTTCTACGTCCATCCATCGTAGCAAATACAGCCGTAGAAGAACTTGGAGAAAAGTCTTTGCTAAACTTGAATCCTAAGAACATACCTCTACTTGGAACAAGAGTTGCCATATCTTCATCGAGATTGAATGGAATAACAAGAGGTCTTAACGGTTCAAACGAATTTACCTGTTTTAGAATATTCTCTTTTCTGGCTTCTATCACCTTCTTTTGCTTATTAAAGCTTTCGTCAGCCTTTTTAAGAATATCCTCAACAACGACATCAGACATCTTTTCAATTTCTTCATCTGTAAACTCATTCTTTTTGTTCTTTCGAGCCTCCTTTGACTTTTCGATATACAATTTTTTAGCCTTTTGAGATCTTTCTTCTGCACTTTCTGAAAGTCTGTTTTTAAGACTTTCTATCTTGTCGTTATATACTGACTCAATCTCCTTAATTTTTTTAGATCTCCACGTAGAAAAATCTTCACCTTCAGTCATTCTACTGACTGTAGATTTTATTTCAGAAGCTTTCATAGGCTTTTTTAAGACATCTACTTCTACTTCTTCAAGGTAAGTATTGTCCGCAAAGGCATTTCCACTGTTAGGATCAGTACCGGGCTTCCATATCTTTTTGCTAATCGTTTTAGCTCTTAATGGCATGGTCGTTATCTCAAGGTCATTTTCGCCTGCATCATTGAGCAACTGTATCTTTACATTGTAAGCATCGGTAATTTCCTTAAATACTTCTTCCTGCTCGCTGACCGGAAGGAAAGGTAAATACCTTGCTATCTTGGCCGCACAACCTTCTTTTCTTGAACTGTCTACATTATCAGAATCTTCTTCATCTTCCTGATTGAGAAGTCCTAGTGGATCTCCGAGTTTTTCGGAAAGTTCCGGGTGTTCAACCATATATTGCCATGTTACATCGTCACCGTACTTATTTAGGTAATCGACTACTTCCATTTCATTGAATTTTGACTTCTGAGAGGAAGTTGTATTTGCATCGAGGGATTTAAGCTTCGCTTTAAACATCATTTGAAGCCTCTGTTCTGCCGGTATGGACGACATGATATACTCGTACTTTCCGCGATAAATCTGCCCTGTACGGTCAATTCGTCCCCTCATCTGTACTTCATCGTTAATGTCAGACTGGAATTGGGCAAACACCATCACACGTTGCCTCTGATCCTCAAACTTAGGTGAAGCATGAAGAGATATTCCCGTACTTCCCGACTTGTTAATCATAAGTACATCAAGCTTTCCATTGTTAAAGTCTCGTGCCGCGGTTTTTTTGTCTTTATCCTTTCTGTTTTGAATGACATATTTACCGTTTTCGTCCTTAACCATTTCTAGGGTTCTTCCCGTAATCTCACCGACTTTATACCCTTCCTGCTCAATTTTCATTTTTATTGCATCCATCGGGCTAATTGGAAGGTTGGCAGAAAGATTTTCTATCTTATTCCTTATTTCATAATATCTCTTTTGACCTTCATCGTTTAATTCCGATACAAGGAAGGCTTTGTTTTCCTTTTCACCTCCGAGAGTATCAACACTGTATCTCATTACTCCATCAAGCGCGCGCATAAGCGTTAATGAGAAATTAGGTACCTTATCCATAGGAGTATCTTTGGGGGCTTCATCCAAAAATCCTTCCATAGTGTTTGTAAATGATATTATAGGCTTGAACCCGTTTTTCAGATTATATATTACTCTGTTGGCGACAGCATCGGCCTTTAAGCTGAACAAAAGCTGATTAACTAGATTATACATCTTACTTGCAAACGGTGTATTGGTAACTCCTAGTTCCTTTGTTCCTTGCTGCAAGTCAGAGAAACCTCCCTCTCCAGCAAGTTCGTCGGACAGGTTGGTTACCATAGGTGTAATATAATCTTTCTGGAAAGCACGAATATCGCTGAATATGGAAGATACTTCGTCAAATTGTTTCCGTTGAACAGCGTCTTCCTCTTCATTTACAGGCATCCAGTCTATTGTTACTCCGCTGAAATCCCTTTCCCTACGTATCATCTGGCCGGACTGAACAAGCTGCTTTGACATTATTTCCTGTAATGTAACTCCACCCTGGGCAATAGCCTGAATCATTTCCTGCGGTGAAACTCCTGATTTGGCTAGGTCTGTTTTCATTGCGTACAATGGCATGTTATCCGCACGCTTTGCAAAGGTGGCTGAAAGGAAAGTGACTCCCTTAACATCTGGCATAATGTATTGCATGAACATGGAACCGCCTCCGCTTCCTCCGGCAGTGTGACTTTCATCGAGGATCATTATATTGTTCTTTGACAAAGCCTTGATTACATCCCTTCTTATCTGTCCGCTTTTATCGGCTGCGGAAGGTGATTTTTTCTTGTATTTCTTGTCCTTTTCAGATATACCATTATCGGTAGCCTCGTATTCTTTTGTACCGTTGTTTATCTGTGAATATGTAGTTATGACATAATCATACTCATCAGGCAATGTTCCATTTTTGAGTATATAATCAAACACCCTTTTTCTTTCCTTTTCACTTGGCAGCTTATGAACTACATTTCCGGCTGCATCTGTAATTGCTGCATTTTTAGGATCGGATGCTATTATGAATGGCCTTAGATTACTACTTCCTATATCAGACAAGTCACGATAGTTATCGGCAAAAAGAGCTGGTTTCTGCGTAAAGTAGATAGGCTTATATCCTTTTCTTACTGCATACCTTACAAGGGCAGCTCCCTGCCTTCCTTTACCAACTCCGGTCATATCACCGATAATAAATCCATTTCCTTTGTTCATCTGGTTGATGGCCAAAGAAACGGAGTCTATTTGTTCTGCGGCAAGATAGCCGAAAAGTTCTTCTTTGCTTGAATATCCCAGCTGATCAACAAGGAACTGATCGACATCTCCAATGTTAGCGAGAGAATCTGCAAGTACCTGGGCTTGATTTGCAGGGACAACAGACATTAATGTACCCGACTGGCTCCTATTAGGGTAAGGAACCTTTTCGTCACCGAGGTTTACTGCCAGTCTGCCTCTGCCGGCATTATTCCCTGAATCAGTTGGTACAGAGTTTCCCTCCCGTACTCCTCCGGTATTTCTTCCACCTTCAGATCCCCGCTGCTCATTTCCTTGTTCTTGAACAACTGGAGTGCTTCCTGCATCTGATCCGTTTGCATTATCCACTGTGCCAGTTTCTCTTTCTGTTGCTGGCTTTCCATTTGTTCCTTGTCCGGATATGGTAGTATCTGCGGAGCTTCCCACGTTATTTGAAGATCCGAGTTCCTTACCTGGCTGTACGGATTCTCCCCGCTGTCCAGACTTTGGTCTATTGCTGACATTACTGTTTTTTCCACCTCCTGTATTGTCAGTGGTCCGGGATTCTCCTTCTGTACCGTTAAAGAGATCCCCCATTTGCTGTATTGAACGTATATCATCTTGTACCCTGTTATATAATTCGTCGAATGTCTTAACTTGTTCAGCTCTCGCCTTGCTCTTTACCGGTGGTGCTGTCAATTTGAAAGGACCGGTCTTTCTTCCATTTATGAGGATAATTCGTACATCGTACTTGGTTCCGTTTCGTTTGTACATTTCCCCATCAAGGTTGATTACATCTACCACGTTGTAGTGTGAGTAAAGATAAGCAAAAAGTTTCATATCCTTGCTTTGCATTGCTCCATTTTCTCGGTAAGAAGTATTTCCCCCTATCACTATTGCCGCGCGTCCGTTATCCTTCATAGAATCAAGAGCATTAATAGCCATCAATCCCTCTAAAGAACTTATTTTCAGTTTACCGTCGTCAAATTCTTTAGCTACCGTGCTTCCGAACGGAGGATTGGTTACAACTGCATCAACGCTTTCATCGAAGGGAAGAAGAGCATCACGAGTAGTTACTTCTCCATATCCTAAGGTTCTGAGATTTTGTATTCTTCTTTCGTCTATGTCATTCACATGAACAATAGATGCAGGGAATGTGATAGTCAATGCTCCATTTCCTGCTGAAGGTTCAAGGACGCTTTCAACTTTTTTGTTTGCATTGATGAACTGTCCCATTACATATCCAAAAGGTGTTGGGGTGCTGTACTGCTGACGTTCAAATCTTGTACTGTCCCTTGCGTTGAGAAGAGGCTGCATCTTGTACATGGCAACTATAAGATCATATCCAAACTTCTTGTCTTTGCTATCAATATACTTTAATGCTACCTTCCTCGTTTCATTGGTCATTGCAAGCTCGACAAGTTCCTGCATGTCTGTAATTGACATATCAGCAAGCATACTATAATCTTTCAAGATGTTCTTTACATCTTTCATAGTCAATGGAGTGTTAGAAACTTCATCAACATAGTTTAATGCTCTTTCTCGTATGGTTACACCTATATTCTTGACAGCTTCTTTTTCCTGAATATCTCTATCCTGATATTGTGCTGAATCACCGGAAAGTTCAGAAGCAGGCTTAACCTTGTTAGATTTTTGAGATTTTTCTACTTCCTGTTCCTTAGCAACATTCTTAATTTGTTCGAGAACGTCAATAGACTTTTTATCAAAGTTAGTGACATCGAATTTACTGACTTCACTATCAGGAGTCATTTTATCAGGAAGTCCACTTTCTATTGCCTGTGGCATATATCTTGCTGAACTGTAGAATGCTTTCAGATATGGACGTATCATATCACCCATATCTTTAATCATAGCAGAAGCATAGTCCGCGAATTTTATCGCACCTCGTTCAATGTGATAAACAGCCATTTCAGCACCGATAGCAATAATTTCAGGATCAATACCGGCATTAAGCTGATTGAGCTTTTCTCTCATTCTCTTCTTCAGCTCTTCATATCTTGCAGAAGAAACGATTCTGTTTTTTGAAGTTTCTGTCAAAGAATTATCCTGAGAAGGAGTTTTGAAATATTCCTTTATTACAGTTACTTTGTCAGATTTACCTTTGTATTTAGCCGGATCATAGTTAATTCGATAAACGCATTTATCATCATGATCAACCCACGCTACACCTCCATTATCACGATATTTATCAAGAAGGGCTTTTTCTTTAGGATATATTCCTTCAAAGGTAGCTGACATTTCATTGTATCCTTCTTCTGTAGTTATGTCAGATTTATTCTTTCCTTTTTGCAAAACATTATTTGCTATTTTTTTTAGTTCGGGCAAATCTTCTTCCGAAGGGCGTTCTACCTGAGAATAGTCACTTTCGGCATTTTTCATAAATTCTTCTACCGAAGTAACTTTGTTATTATCTACCGGCTTAACGCTCTTGTATTCTGCAAACGGTTTTGTCTTTCTGTTGCTGCTGTCGATCCACTTCTTGAACTCTTCCTTCGAAACACGGGTTATGTTACCCAGTCCGGTCCATCCTTTAGAATAGTTAGCCAGATAAGCGCGTTTGGCTGCAAGTGCAGATTTAAATCCATACATGACCTTGTGTTCGTCAAATGATCCGTCAGGGTTTACCTGATCAATGACAAACACATCGCCAGATTTAGGATCGTCAGAAAGGAATACGTCTATATGGTCGCCGTCTACACCTTCGGTACCGCGAATATAACCGTAGTCGTTGTTCATGGTTACAGACCATTCGTTGCCGTTTACATCTTTTCCTGAACGTACAGATCCTTTAGGATTTTCGATTGTGACATCGTAACCGTCTATCTTTACGTGTCCTTTCTTGTAGTTCCCGGCTTCCTTTTGTGCTTCGGTAGGGTTCTGGTCTACATCTTCACGGGCTTTCTTAATATTTTCAGATTGTACTGCATAAGTATGAGCTTTTTCTAATATATCCTTAAATTTCTCGGCATCCTCAACATTTTCAAACATAGATGTTCCAAAACCTATTTCCCATCCATAATTAATAATGTTCTTTTTATAATTATTATATAAATAATCATTCATCTTTAAGATGACTTCTTTATTATATGTCTGTGGAATAGGTAAAACAAATCCCTGTTCAGAAGTTATAATTTTACCTGATTTTATTGCTTTAGATTCTTTATTGAAGTACATTATCCCATTATGGCCTAAAACCTGAGCATTTCGATAAGTTCTAATAGTAGAAGGCTGCCTGCCTCTTGAAGAAAAATTTTCTTGATGCTCATTTATCTTTCCTATTTTAGTCCCATCTGGTAAAACAGTTTCATTTGTACTAACAATATTATCCGAAAATTTTGTTTTTCCTTTGTCGTATAGATCCTTAAATAAGCCTTTAACATTCACCTGAACTGGCTCATTATTTGTTTTTACTGTTCCTTCTGGTTCAGGTACCACGCTACCGCTTTCGCCATCAACTTGATTTGCTGGCTGCGGTTGTTCTTCGACTTCTGCACCTGTTCCGGTGTTATCACTTTCGCTTGCAGGCAGAACTTCATCGCCCTGCTTACCGTCTGGCTGTCCTTCAGTGCTTCCTGCACTTTCTGTTTCTGTTCTTCGTTGTTCATAGTCGTTATAAATTTGCTCAAAGATAGTGTTTAATTCTTCATCCGATACAGAAGAATATCTATTATTCAATTCTTCTTCAATGTAATCACAGTAGTCAATCCATTCTGAAACCGTCATTCCATTATATCCAGCCTCCCATTCAAGTTGACGACGTTCAACATCTTCTTTATATCCCGGAATATTTTCCTCAATGTCCGTGCCGTGCATTCTCTTAGCTTCTTCCCACATCTTTGACGGACTTCCATATTCCTGGAATGAATTAAGAATCATGTTGAATATGTCCTGATCAGTTACCATCCCTTGCAGGTTTTCCGGCATATCTGCATGTATCTGCTCTGCCGCGGCTTCCGGTGTCATACCGTCCGAGGACAAAGCCCAAATAAGCTTCTTCCTCTCTTCTGGTGATGAAGCTAAACCGAGGTGAGAGCCTAAACCCTGAGTGGTTCCTGAGTCATTCCAGTTGAACGTTACTCTTCCTGTTGCGATCTCCCGCAATACATGTTCAAGAGGCGTAACAGATTCTCCCATGTCGCTGTCCTCCTTGACGTATCTTACACGCTTACGAGGCTGTTTTTTCTCATAGGCTCCTGATTCTATTTTCTTCTGAACTTCCTGCTGTGCTGCCTGCTGCTGTTCCTGAGTCATATTGTCAAGGCGTTGCTGGTTAGCTTTAGCTTCTTCTTCTGCCTGTGCAATGATACCGCCGGGACGCTGCGATTCTATCTGTGAGGCTACTTTGTTCCAGTACGCTATCTTGTCGTTTATGGCTTGTAGATTAGCCTTCTTCTCCTGCTTTAGACGCACAATTTCCTGAATTGAACTACCTGTTGTCTTAGCTTTATCGGCTTTTTTCAGCTCATTATTGTAGCTGTCGATCATCTGCTGTGCGGTGTCCTTAGCATCATCGATGCTGTCGCTGATCTCTATCAGTGCGGCAGAGGTATCTTCTACGGGTGCCTTTTCAAAATCCTGCTCTCCCTTTTCATTGAGAGGAATACGTGACATAGCCGTTGCAGGCTGATCAGGCGTTTGCTGCGTTGCTGGCTGTTCAGTTTGAACTGTTTGTCCTTCCTGCGGTTGTGCGTTCATATCAGGTTGAGCAACCGGCTGTTCAGGTTGAGCCTGATTTTGCGAATTGATTGCATTGATTAAGTCACCTTCCGAAACCTGCTGCGACTGCATCGGATTTCCGTCTGCGTCAAGTGCTGCGACTACATATCCGTCTGCTGTTTTAGACATTACTTCGTAGTTGTTTCCTCCTTGGTTAAATCTTGTTCCAACCTCTATCTGTTGTTGCTGTCCTTCAGGTGTGGAGTTGATCTGTGCTTCCTCTCCCTGTAGTACTTCCTCTTCCGCATCCTGACCGGCCTGCTGTGCAAGACCTTCGGCGGGAGTATCATCTACAAGGCTCTGGAACATTGATATAGGAGCCATCTTGACCTTTCCGTCGTCAGCAAGATAATAGATAGTGTTATCAGACTGGTTTTGGTCTACATTACCGTCGTTGTCAAATACGATGTTTCCTCTTAATACGTTAACAGGATTCTTGCTAAGACCGGAATTAACGCGCATCACAGTGCCTGTTGTGGCGTTTGTCATTTTTTCTACTTGTGATTCAGCTTCTTTTCTTGCATCATAAGCCTTATTTTGCACCCAATAATTGTAATCAGCGTAATCAGTATAAGCATTTCGATAATTGTATATATCATTTGCCCTATCAACTCCATATTTCCCCTCCATTTCTTCAGGAGATAGGTTGAAAGTATCATTAAGGGCTGTTGATATTTCATTTTCAGACATACCTTGTTGAATCAAGGTATTTTTTGAATTCTGCATGTTGGCTATTATTCCCTGCTTAGCTTGTGCAATCTGTTCTGGCATTTGCTGTTTATCTACCTCCTGCAATGTCTGTTCCTGCAATACGGATGATATGTAGTTTATCGCTTTTTTCTTCATATCCGGTTGCATGTCGCTGGAAAGAACATCCTTCACCATGTCACGCGCTGTTTCGATGTCTGCGTCCTGAAGAGCTTCCTTCACTCCAGACCAGTCCTCACCCATAGTTTCCTGCATTTGATTTTCGAAAGTTCTCATGTCGCGGTAGTTCTTGTACTTTTCCCGAAGGTAACCGCCAGTGCCGGCCGCTCCGAAAAGGACAGACATAGGCGCAACGCCGAGGAATGTGTCAATGTTCTGGTCGAGATCCACAAGTTCTTCAGGTGTCATGTCACCTATTGCTGTAGATATAAGGTTGTTGACAACCTCCTCTCCGTATTCACCAATTGGATCGGCTATCTTTGCCCGACTTGCTATTTCCTGAATGTTCTTGAATCCCTGGCTGTTAACAATATTGGAATAAGCCTTACCAACAGAAGCAGGTATAATCTTTCCTATCTTGTTGGCACCGGTTACTTTTCCAACCCATCCTAGCATAGGGGCAAAATATTCACCTAACAGCTCAGTTCCTGTTTCGGCTGCTGTGGAAATTGCAGATTTAGCAATTGCTTCTGCTCCAGTCTGTACATTATCTCTTCCTGCATAAGATACAGTACCGTCCATATTGGGTGAAACTTGAATATCTCCCATTCCTCTGCGCTGATAATCTGCTGCGACACGTGCACCTCCGAAGGTAGCAGTATGAGCTGCCACGTCTCCGAGGCCAGCTATAGTTCTTGCAGCTCCCTTAGCCAGTCCGGTAGTTGCCTTTCCTAGTCCATATTTTGCCGCTTTCTCGGTTGCATACTTTACTAGAGCCTTTGAAGCTGGCTTAGTAACTGCTTGAATGGTTCCCATGCCGGCTATCATATCGAGCATGAACGGCAGGGATTCAGCCGTTACACTTCCAGCCTTGTATCCTCTTCCCAGGTCACCGGAATAATACATCTTCGTCGCTGCATTGGTAACAAGAGCCTGCATAAGTGCGTCCTCTGCCGGATTGAGCTGTTCTCCCTTATCTACCTTATCCAGCACCTTCTTAGCAGCCGAATAGTTTTTAAGATCCTGCAATCCCATAGCCCATCCGTCCAGGGGAGCGTCTTTAAATCCTCGTGCAAATCCAGAAAAGAAGTTGGTGTTTCCTTTCTTCTTTGCCTCGTTAGTAATGTTCTGTGCCTCTTCCATTAATGAAGAAGCGTATTCTAGCTGCTTGTCCGTGTCGTTCTGCTCACCAGCTACATACGCCTGTGAAAGAGTAGAAAAAAGTCCGTCAGACTTCACAGCTCTTGCATTTTTCCTTCTTTCTTCTGCCCTCTTACGACGTGCATCAGCTATCATCCTATTGACAGAATTAATCTGTTCCTGATTCTTAGGCTTAAATACGTGTTCAAGTTCCTGCTGGCGCATGTAAGGATCATTTGCAGCCCTTTTTGCAAAAGCAACTCTTTGTTGTTCTTCCTGAGCGATGTCGTTAGCATCCTGAATGTTAGTACCTAAGGGAAGAGTAGAAAGATTATTTCCCTTACTTTTGAAGTAGTCAGGCGTATTAGCAAGTATTCTTTCTCTTACCTTAGGATTCTGGACAAACGTTTCGTTCGTATTGGCGGGCTGAGGGGTAGTTGTCATATTATCCACTCCGGTAGGCTGGTTGTTGCCTACGAGCTTAGCGGAGAAAGTATTATAATCTCCCACGTCGTAACCGTCATTAGTGATAGTATTATAGAGAGTTTTTCTCTTATTATCGTCCTTCACATTGTTACTGAACGAATTGTAATCTCCAATGTCGTAGCCGTCCTTCGTTAGCTGATCATACAATATCTTAGTTTTGTCATTCATATCTTATAATCTTAAAATCCTTCAATTGTTTTCTTATTTCCAGCAGAATTGCTAAATCCTTCTATTGTCTTTCGGGCCGGATGCTTGACATTTCTTTTTTGTTCTTTAGCCGTTAAAATAGCTTCTCGCATATCATCTATTGTTATACCCTTATTAGATGTAGGATCAGGCATTATTTCCGGGAAATATCCTATTTCTACACCTCTGTTGTACATTCTTGCCACGTCGGTGTCCTTATTCATGTCGTAAGTTTCACCGCTTGATCCGAATTTCATAACAGGATATTTCTTTTTCTTTTTCGAATTAGATGTACCAGTACTTCCATTTCTCTTAGTAATTTCCTGCTGTCTAAACTTTTCCCTTTCCATAGCCGCCTGATCGCCACGCTCTGCCCTCTGATTCTGTGCCTGCTGGGTATATCTCGTTCTCTGCATAGAAGCTTTATCACGGAGTTGTTGCAGTTCTTTAGCATCCTTCGCTTTCTGGACCTGCATTCTCTGATTAGCAGCAGCCTGCTTGTCGATAAGTCCTCCCTTCAAGTTAGCGTTAATCTCTGCAAGGGCCTTATCCTTGTCAAACTGCAACTGTATCTTATTAGCCTGCAGTCTAGCGTCCCTATCTGCCTTAGCGTTAGCAAGAGAATAATTCAACATTGATTGATCATAAGAGTTCCTTAACTTATCAAGGGCCTGATTGTAATACGATGTATTAGTATTAACAGGCGAAAAAATTCTTGCTCCAGCAGCAGAAGAAGCCGTCTGCCCGAATAGCTTTGCAAAATTTCCCCAAAAGTCAGCTGCTCTCTGTCTTTTCAAGGATTCCTCATTTGCTTCGTAATTTTTTTTAAGAAGCTGTGCAAAAACATCTTCACCAGTGTATTGCTGAGGGGAGCTTAAATTTTCCTGGGGTTTAGACATAACTTCATTAGTAGCACTTCTAACCTCTTCCGAAGCACTTTTCCCTGGGAATTGAACCTGATTTGAAGAGTTTTCAGGATTTTCGCTTCGTGAGAATTGAAAATTTGAAAACGATTCGGGAGATTGCCCGTAATTTTCGAATTTCGGTAAGCTAGAAGAATTTTCGGTCTCTTTTTTCTTAACAAAATCAAAAAGTCCCATTACTGACCTCCTTTCTTCTTACCCCAATTCTGCATTGATAATGCACTACCGATTATTCCCAGCCCATTATCCATCAGCTGAGCATTTCCTCTTTCTGTCGCCTGATTCTGCGCTATTCGCATGTTCATTATATTATTTTCATTCTGCTGATTAATAGCATCTACATTAGCCTTACGGGCTGTACCTTGTGCGGCAAGATCAGTCGCAACATTATCCAGAATTTCGTTGTTTGCCTGCTGCTGTGCTACGGCTGCTTCGGGAGTAGCTCCGGTAACAACAGCGGTTGCCCGTGCTTCCTGATTCTGCTTTTTAAGAGTATTCTCAACTCTTTTCATCGCTGCCTGAGCTTCAGCAGAGTCAAGGTAGTTCTGATAGTAATTACGATTATACCATGCATCATTTTTCCTAGCCTGCTCATTGATAAGTTCCTGCTGCTGTTTAGCCGCTTTAGCCGACTTTATTCCGCCTGCTATACCGGACGCAAGTCCGCCGACGGCACCAATAATTGCTCCTATCATACGCGTATAATATTTTGTGTTATATGGCAAAGTAAACTAATTATCAGCACAATAAGTTGCGGTGTTCGGTAATTCTATAATATGTAAGAGTTACAAGTTTTGTAACTTTTTGTAACTTTGTATACATTTGATTATTAGATTATTACAAACATACTTAAATGTTAAAAGTTACAAAATACGGCTGTTTTGTAACCGATTTACAATTTCAGTTACAAATTGAGTAAAAATTATGGCTGAGGAAAGGAAAATTAAACGGAGAAACAGAGCAACAAAGGTCAAGGAAATGGAACATTCTGTTAAGTTGACTTACACGGATGAGGATAGAATTAAGATTGTCCGGATGCTCGTAGACAGCGGCATGAACTATGCAATCATGCACAAGAAAACTGGAATTAATACTAACACGATAAAACAGTGGTATTATAGATATAAGGGAGATCTGGAGGCAGCGAGCAGTACTCTTATTGCCGAGAAGGTGGAAATAGATTTCGCGCGAGCAAAACTTGAATTCCTGCAGAATAATTTCACGCAATTGAATACACTAGCAGACAAGGCGATCAAGAGGGCTATTGCTCTCTGCGAAAAAGAAACAGACCTTAACAAGATAAGTAACTTGATGAAGGTTATATCTGATCTTGTTCTACGATTCAATGACTCTTCTCAGGATCAGCAGCAGACATCAGGTACAACTATCAATCTTATCCAACAAAGTATCGTCGAACTTAACGAGTTAAAGGAGAAGAATAAAGAAAGGTTTAGCCATATTTCTAATGAAACCATTCAGGAGGCAGAAGAGGTAAATAACTGATTATCTTAATATTGCATTTCATTTAACTTTTTTTATATATTTATTTGTTTGATTACTGCACATAAATCAAAATAAATACTTATCTTTGCAGTGTAATCAAAAAACAAAGAATTATGAAAACAATCGAAAACATGCTCTACGAATTAGCTCAGAAAGGTTATTCTGCAAGATTGATGAAAGAATTCAACTACTCTATTGATAAGGATAAAGAGTACAAGACTATCTATATAGAAGAGACTCCTAATAAGGAACTCATCAAGATAGCTAATCAGTACAACCTTATGTGGTGTGCCGTAATACTTCATTCCGGAAAGGAATTGACGGAAAAGATAGCATATAACACAATTCCCATTGATATGAAGAGCTTCGACTTCGGAGAAATTGTTAAGTACTACGTTCGAGAAGGTATAGAATACGGATGCACGGTTTATCAGGTTATCAACTCCAGCACCGGAGTAGTCGTATACTACGACAAGGATAAAGAAGTAGCTGAAAGATTTTGTAAAAATCTTATAAAATAAAGTATCAACTTAAAATTAATCTATCTATTATGGCTAAATATATATCTAAAGAACAAAGAGAAGAGTTAATAAAAGAATTTGGTCGTGAAATTCTTAAAAAGAATATAGTAGACGTAAATATTGTACGTCTGAATGAGGATAATTACGAGAATGTAAAATCTGATCTTCAAAAGATTTTTGGGAATTCTCTTGTAAAATTTCCTAAGAAAGAAGAACTTCTTAGACTTAGAATTGCCGGACTCTTCGCCGGTACAGTGCTGTACCTGAACAACAAACCGGTTGATGGTGTAATCTATGATCCAGAAGGAGAATATATCAGCAACAAGGATATTCTGACTTATTACAATGGAGATTATTTCTATATCGCTAACCAAATCTATGGAAATTACGTTGAATTATTTGCGCGCAATGTAAGATTATCACAAATTTCGTATTTTGATTGATAATAAATAAGGCTGTTCTCTCGGACAGCCTTATTCAAGATGTCCGCATAGTGTGTTAGTAATTAACACTAAACATACTAAATTTTAATTCCTTATGGTTCAATTAGGGACATCTTATTATACACTGCAAATATATTAATAATAAATGTAATAGCAATGGCAAGAGGTGGAAAAAGAGAAGGAGCAGGAAGAAAGACCTTAACTTCTAACAAGATAGCAAGTAATATTAAATTATCTCCGCAAACGAGAGAAATCGTAGAAAGATATTCAAAGGCGTTAGGCCTGAACAAATCAGACTTCATTGACAGGTTTCTATTCCTGTACGTAGATCAATGCGAGGAAATACTTAAATGTTCTAATTGCGGAGAACCGGTTCTTTGGACGGCGGTACAAGCTACGGCGGCTGGTGAAGCAATAGTTCAATGCCGTAATTGCAAAAAGGAATTATCCTTTGAAATATAAATGAAACCCTGGGCTTAAAGTATAGCTCAGGGTTTTGTT